CCTCTGTTGGCACTCCGTATCTGGCACACTGGCTGATCGCGTTGGCCTCGGCGTGTGAGGCGCGGCAGATGTCGAGGCGTTCGCCGGAGGGGATGCCGTTGGCCTCACGAATGCACCCGGTGACGTCGCAGTGCGGAGCGCCGGACGGCGCGCCATTGTACCCGGTAGCGATGACGCGCTTTTCCTTTACGAGCACGCATCCGACCTTCCGGCGCAGGCACGTGGAACGCGATGCCACCTGTTCCGCCATGTCGAGGAAGTAATCGTTCCAGCGCTGTCTATCCATCATGACCAGTCCCAATCCTGCACCGCGCTCTTGTTCAAAATCTGGTAACGCGTGTCGTCATAAGCGTGGTCTTCGCTCATGCTATCCACGTCGTCGGGGTCTTTACTGTCACGTGGCAGCGTCGGCACGGTGCGAATCCAGTGCTTGCACACGTCGAATACGTAGAGACCTGGCCCTGTGTTGTCCTTGGCGTTTTGCAGGAGACGCCGCAACTCCTCCAGTCCAAGCTTGCGCGATCCACGGCTCTTGTCGGAGCGAGTCCACACCACGCCCTTCTCCGCCATGGAGTCGGCAATCGAACGCCCGTCGTCCTGATTCCATATCGCGTTGTCCGCTGGCCCAGGAACTACATGGCGGTTAGGAAAATACTCCGCCTCACGCCGCTTGATTTCCGCTGCCACGTCAGACGACAGCATCCGGCAGCCCTCGTTGGCCTTTCCGTTCCACCCGTACATCTCAGCGATGCGGAACTGCGTCTTGCGCGGGAACCTGCGCCCGTCTGGAAGCGGCGTGCCGTCGCTGATGGCCCACCATCCGACCGAAAACGGATGCGAGCTACCCCAGTCAAACGAGCGTGTAATCGTCCAGTTTTCGGGGATGTCGAACGGTCGCATGACATGCACATCGGGGTCCCAAACGTCCTCGATCGCGCCGCCGGCGGGAATGTCCCAGTCGCCTTCGAGCCACGCCTTGCGCCGTGCAGGGTTGGTGATGTTTTCGAGCGTGGCGACGTACACAGGGTCGAGGTACGGGTTTTCTCTGTAGCTCCCGTGTATCGCCACACGAGTCAGCGTGATTTCCTCCTCGCGCTTGGTCTGCGGATTGAACACGACCTGCTTGTCCCTGAGCACCGTGCCGCGAGGAGCCGGGTCAATGAACCGCGCCTTGACCCACGAGTGGCCCGGGCCAAAAGGGTTAGACGTGCTGAACGTCTCCAGCGGAATCGGCGGCAACAGTGTGCCGTCGTCTAGGGGGTGCAGATGCGACAGGAACGATGACCGCCGGCACGAGAACATCGCCTCATAGAAAGCGTTGGTGCGCTGCTTGGTCAACTCGTTGAACCCGATGAACGGGAACTCCTGCCCGTGGTAATCCCAGTAATCGTCCTCGTCCTGACCGAACCTGAACAGCAACTCTTCGCCAGTAGGCCACACCCACCGCAGTTCTGACGCCGATGACAGATACCTCGCGCCGTCTTGGAACGGCTTGAACATGCGTTTCGACTGCGTAATGATGTCGGCTAGGTTCTTGTATTCCACGTCGAATATGACGCCACGCCAGTACGATCCGTACCCGAGGCCCACGTTGCGCCTGAACCGCGCAAGCTGCGCTGCGGTCTTCCCGGGGCCACGAGTGCCCTCGTATAGGATTTCGTCGCAGGGGCAACTGATCGCCAGCGACTGCGACCCCGGCAGCGGCGACCACACGGCGCGGTACTCGATCATGATTCAGTCCTAACGCTCGTCTCCATCTCCACGAAGCACACCACGATCCTGCCTGTCCTTCAGCTTCGCGTGGTTGCCTGCGGCAATGTCCCCGAGGCTCAGCCCTACCTGCGTCGCGGTTTCAGCGAGATACCAGAGCACGTCGCCCATTTCCTTCGCAAGCAACTTCTTGCGTTCATCGTCGAAAACGCCGTTGTGGTCTCGCAGCGTCTTTTTGACGACCTCGCCTACCTCGCCGGCCTCTCCGTTGAGTCCAAGAGCGGTGTATGTAATGCCGAGAAGTTCCCCACGGTTAGGGTATATGGCTGTCTCTGCTGCGCCACGCTGGAACTCTTCAAACGTAATAGCCTTTTTCATTGCGTTGCTACCCCTTCATGAGCTTCTTCTGCTGCGTCTGTGCCACCTGCTCCCATGCGTCGACAGAATCAGCGACCGGCACAGGCATGATGTTGTGAGTGACGACAGGCCCTGCGTCCCGTGCGCCCTTTCCCGCCACGTCGCCAATGGCGATTTGGTTGACGGTGGAGGGCGCCGTAGGCGTCCGCGTGATCTCGGAATGCACCTTCGCCAGCGTGAGCAGGTCGTTCGGATCGCACACCGCATCCAGCAATGCCCTCCCGCGAGAGAAAAGAGCACGTCGAAACTCTGCCGAAATCCCCTGCAATTCAAGCTCTCTACGCGCCAAAACGTCGACAGCCTTTTGCGTTTCTACTGGCAATTTCGACTTTTCGTCGTCAATTTCTATCAATGCTTTGATGGTTTCTACTTTTCTCTCGGCTAAACTTCTATGTTTTCCCTTAGTTGCCCACCCTTCCTTCTTTGCGCGGGTGTTCACTGCGCTGACATGCACACCGAATTCCTTCGCTAGCGAATTCTGGCTTTCCCCGTTGACCTCGAAACGTCCACGGATGTGCTTCCAGTCCTCCTTCGTAAGGCGTGGCATTGTGCTACTCCTCTTCGCCGTAGATACACATGTATGTGCAGATGACGGCGCCATTGCTTGCTGCGGTTGGTCCAGCGACGAGCTTGGTGCGGCATGGGCGCTTTCGCAAGTGCGCCTTGAGCTGGTGCGCCACGGATTTGATTTGCTGCGAGAGCGTTTTCGCGGCGGGTCCTGACATGATGTGTATGCGCTGGCTTGTTGTGGTCACTACGACAAACCTCCCTATCTACCAGTCATGGATTTTCTTAAAACACCGGCCTGACGTACTTCGGGTCGGCCTCGATGAAATCGCAAATCGAATCACACACGGAGTGCAGGTCGCCGTAATCTGGCGCGAAGCGTAGATCGTATGCGTAGTCGTCCAGTGCGTGCTCGCTGATGTGCTTGTCGGCTTCCGTGGGCGTCCATCCTGGGTACGGGTCGAGCCTGACGACGATGCCGCCACGGTCACGGACGGCGTTGGCTTCTGACGGGAACCTCACGTCGTCGAACACCACGAGGTCAGGTGCGGTTATGGGGCCTGATCCTGCGAGCGTGTCCACCTGCTGCATGGCACGCTTTACCCAGTAGTCGGGGTCTTGCGACCTGCGCACGTTTGTGCCCCATAGCTGCATGAGGTCGCGCACGGTGAGATCGAGCACCCACGGCGTGGACTTGCCCTCCTGCGTGGCCATGAGGCTTGGCGGCACGCCAAAGACGGTGGCCACCTCTTCCCTGACGCCAGTGGCAAACGACATGACGACGCCGTATCCGCAGCTCTCCGAGTCCCTGAGCATTTCCGCGAGCGTGGTCTTCCCGCAACCGATGGGGCCAGCCAGCCCTATGATGAGCGTTTTGTTTTCCATGAGTGGAGTTTAGCCCGCGGCTGCGTGGTGGCGCAAGAAAATAATGCGTTGACCCGAAAATATTTGGTTCACGGTGTTGACTGTCCTGCATCTTCTATGTACTGTAAGTCCAACAGGAGCTGGAAGATCGCCGTAACACCCATCACTGGGCATCACTAATAAACACCACCACGGAGGACACCATGAGCGCCAGCGAAACCCTGAACATCACCGTCAACGAGATTAACGGCTCCGAAAAGCAGATCGTGTGGGCCATAGAGCTCCGTGGCCAAATGCTGGATTCGTTGGCTGCCGTAGCCGACCCCAACGCGTACACGGTACACAAGGACATGGTTGGCAAGCTGGTGTCGGACTCCAACGCTACCCGCGTAGCCCGCGCAACCGCAATGGTACTCGCCAGCATCGGCAGCGCAAGGTGGTGGATTGACAACCGCGATTACCTTAGCGGTGTGCGCTCCAAGCTGACTCGCCACACGGAGTATGGGGTTGAGGCAGACAACGCCCGCGCAATCCAAAAGGTACTGTCCGACATGCTTATTTCCCTGCGCTCCTCCATCCCTAACTTTGACACAGTGTTTGCCAGCGCAAAGTCCGCTGCATAACACAAGGGAGCAAAAGCTATGACGACCGACCCCACCTACACCGTCCACACCCTCAACTTTGCTGACGACCTCGACGACAACCTGCGCGCCGACATCGCCGACGACGACGGATACGACTACGAGTTGTACGGGTCTTACGACGGCTGCGACCACAACCTCGGGTACGTCCAAATCCTGTGGTGCCCCGAGACCATGCGTGCTGGACTCGTCTACGTCGGCAGTGGCAGCAGTGGCGCGACCTCGTGGACGGATGCCAGCGGGCCAGAAGATGCACTTCGCCGGTATCTGGAAGACGAGATGGTGGGGTAATCCATGATGCCCAAGGATCGCCACGAGACCGTATCTGACTGGCTCGACCGGATGCACCGTGCATATCTCCGGTCTGTGTGGATGGAGCTTGCAAAAATCATCATCATCGCAGTGCTTGCGGTCGGCATGTGTGTTCCGCTGCTGCTGCTTGGGAGGTAGAGCGCCATGGGAAGCTATTACAAGCACGATCGCTGTTCCGAGTGCGGCAGCCGCCTGACCGCCAGCGACGAGGGTTTCGATGGTCTTTGCGCGGTGTGCGCGGCAGCCGGAGCAACGCGGCGCGGTCGGGTGAGAGGCAGCCGGCACTCTCGCCGCCGCCCCGATGAGAGCGTGGGTTCCCACCGCCTTCTGGACGTGGACGCCTTGGAATGGGTGACAGGCATCCTTGGCGCGTAGCCTCACATGCCTCAATTTCGCACAGAAACGGCCCTAGGAGGCTCGAACATGAAAAAGACGACCCAAGATACGGAAATATTCTACGTGAGCGTCAGAATCGAAAATGGTGAGATTGTCGTCAGCGCCCACCTTGGCGCCTTCGACAGCACCGCCGGGGTGACCGGTTATGCGCTTGCAGACGCCTTTGGCCGAGCGAGCGCCGACCTGAACACGTCGTTTTTAGCAATTGTCGACGAGAGCGGCCTTGATCGCCAGAAGATGGCTGCCGCGATGGGCCGCGCTTGCGAGCGGCACATTGATGCGATCTATGCTGCGGCGGGTGCTGATGACTCCACGGACGAAGAGCCTGAAACCATGATCCAGTGACCCCATGGAAGAGCCAACGCGAAGGGCGGCCCCTTCGGGAGCCGCCCATTTTTGTGCCCTGATGCGTTTTTGGATCTAGACTATGCACCCGCGGTCAACAATCTCGTTTCTGACGTATGCCACGGCGTCTTCAGGAAAATCTGCGTCAGTTAGCCACGTGATTGGTCCAGTTCCGCCGGTTGCCGAATATATCTGCAGGCACGCCTCGCACACAATTCGCGTAGCTTGCGGCAAAATGCCCACAGGTACGCGGCTTTTGTCGTCGCTCCTGAACCCCCAGCTAAAGAATACATCGCGTTCGTCCCACTCATGCGCCAGTTTACGTATCCCGTCCCTCACCAGCGCAGCCCTGTATTCTTCGCCATGTGTAGACTCAGCCCAAAGGCTCCACGCTCCGATTTTCAGCTTCATGACCTTCTTCCGCTCTTCGCGCATTTTTGTCCTCCTTTTTTCGCCATGGTTGGCTGAGGGGGTTTGGGGGTATTCCTGCCTTTCGTTTTTTCCTCCTCTATCCCCCACTCTTAAAGTGGGGGTATATAGAGTTCTTATAACTACAGGAACGCCGGAACGGTTTTGTTTAATCATTTTATGTACTTACATCCGGAACGGATTTTAGGAACAGGTTGCCTAACCTGCTGTTTTTATTCAATATGCCCCCGGAACGTTCCTACGGAACGGCCGGAACGCCGGAACGAAAAATGGCGTTTTGTCAACAATTTCGAACACTTGCAAAAAACCGTTCCTAAAACCTGTTACGGGAACAATTTCAGCCACTTACGAAACCAGCCCGACGGCGAAATTTCCGTTCGGAACGTCCAAAAACTGGCGAGTTTTGCTCCCCTTGGCGGCACATTTCACCAGCTTTTTTTCCACAAGCAGACGCTCCGCCAGTGCGCGTATTTTATCGCGTCCGAGGCTGCGAAGCTCCTCTGGGAGGTCGTAATTACGCTCGAAAAGACCGCTTTCCCTGCCGCTAATGGTGAACGGATTGCCAGCGCTCGCCTGACCTTCGATTGCGTCTAGCAAGATGTCCATGGCGATGGAGTCGTTATCGCTCGAAAGCGCTTTGATCTGCTCGCTGCGCTCCACGAGCAGTCCGTTGTCGTTGCGGACGTAGATGTGCTCGTTGGTGTCGCCGGGGAAGTTGTCCTTGACCAGCGCCCCCATGACAACGCGCTTGGGCTTGTACTCGATGTCCAGCATGTGGCAGATGCGCTTGGCGCGTGTCTCTGCACGTCCTAGCAGCGGCCACATGGCATACGCGCCGCGTGCGCCGTCAACGAGGCCGGACGTGCCGCGAATGGCGTTCCTGGCCTCCTCGGCGCTGGTGATCATGCTCTTATTCATGTGGTGGCAGATGATGATGGAACAGTTCAGCTCGCTGGCGAGAGCTGCTAGTTTGTTTTGTACCTGCTGGCCCACTTCTGGCTTGCTGTTGATGTCCACCGCCATGAAACTGCTCATGGGGTCGATGACCACCAGCACGGGACGGATCGCCTTGATCTGGCGCACCCATTCCCGCCATTCGTCCGTCTCTTGGATGCCGTTGTCTGAATTGATGAACAAGGGTTTGACGCCGCCCTTGTCCACCACGGGAACCGGGTGGAACGGATACTTGGGGCGCGGCCTGCCTGCCCCCTGTATGCGGCGGTGAAGCTCCTTCTTGCAGTCCTCGGCGTACATGAGGACGACAGGACCGTGGCGCACTATCCTGTTGCCAAACGCCATTGGCGGGCACAGGTCGATGCACGCCGGGTCAGGCTCTGCCCCTGCCACTTGGAGACCAAGGTCGAGCGTGGCGATGCCCTTACCAGTGCCGCCAGCGGCGGCAAGGACCACCAGCGCACCAAGAGGCAGGATGCCATGCACCAGCCACTCGTGCTCAGGCGCTGGCGAATCGTACTCATCGTATGAGCACTCAAGGATGTTGATCCGGTAGTCGCCGAACATGGCGAACTGGCGAGTCACCTCCTCAATGCCCTTGGCGGCAGCCACGTCATTGAAGTCGGTGGCTCCCGGCACTTCGGACACGTCAACGATGATGCACCGTGCGCCAATGGCGTCTGCAGCTTCCTTGGCGTGCTTCTGGCCTGTGCCGTTGGGGTCGTTGTCGCCAGCTATGATGATGGTGGCGTCTGGCAGCCGTTCGCGCCATGCCTTGGCGACGTTGGACAGGTTCCCGCAGTCCCATGCGACGACACATGTTGCGCCGGTGGCCTCGCGGACTGTCGCCATGGTTGCGTAGCCCTCGCCAATGATGATGCGATCCGTCTCGCCAGGGATGTGGGCGAAGCTTCCGCGCTTCTCTGTCCCCTCGCTGAACCGCTTGGCGAACTTGCCGTCCTTGGCGTCCCAGTAGATGCGCTGTAGCCCGCGCAGCGTTCCGTCGATGGTGTACGCCGGGATGCAGAGAGCTCCGCGTTCAACTCGCAGCCCGTATCCCTTAACGCCCTTTGCCTTCAGGTACGGATGATCCTCGGCCTCATGTGCGCTGCTCCATATCTCCGATGCGCGTTCGCGCCCCTCGGCGTAGAACGCTTGTTGCTGTTCCTCGCGGATGCGGGACATTTCGGCGATACGCTCTCTGCGTGCGGCATCATCTGCTGGCGACGAATCGTCCAACGGCCTGTCTGCTGCCCACGTGCTCTGTGCCTTGTCGATGGACAGCGACCCGCGCCAGCATCCGAAAGCACCGGCAGGCCAGTTGTCTCCATAAAAGATATACCATCCTGACTGCTCGTTGCCGGTATCGCCATCCACTGGGAATCTGTGGCGCTTCCCGTCGGGCACGATCTGGTCGGGGAATAGGTTGAACTTCGCCAGGTGCTCCTTGAACGCGACCATGGAATCGGAAAGAGATGCGCGAACCCTTTTAAGCTCCTGCTCAAGCCTTTCTACAGTTGGCGCCGTGTTGAAATCGAAATACGACCTGTCGATGGTGACGACCTTTCCCTTGCTCATACTACATCCCCGCCTGTGTAAGCCTGTTGCACCTCTCCTGGTAATCGCACCACTTGCACTCGAAGTAGGACAATGGATTCTTGCTCAATGGCGGCATAAGCTCTCCGGCGTCGCACGCCTGGAGGATACGCGCAGCCCTGTCGATCTGGCGCTGGCACTCTTCGGGGTTGAAGGGCACGTCCTTGACGAGGTATTCGCATGTGTCCTTGTTCATGGCCACAAACATCGCGGGGTTGTCCGTCAAGCTGAACGAGTGCATGTAGAGTTGCACCTGTACGTAGTAGACAGGGTTCGCCTTCTGCAACGGCTCCTTGGCGTACTTGGAAAATGTCTTGCTGTTGACGCACTTGTGCTCGAACAGTCTCGGATACGGCCCCATGCGTTCCGGCCCACCAAGGACAATGCCGTCGCAGTGGCCCTTGATGCGTCCATTTACCCATGAAAACCCGTGCTGGTATCCTGTCTCTGCGTTGATGGTGGAGACGTTGAAGCCAGCCATCGCCATGAAGCGCAGAGTCTCGTCTTCCGCCCAGTGGCCCATGGAGAAGATGCGGTAGGCGCGTCCTGAGAATCCCTCTCCGTCCTTCGGGGTGTTGAAGTACGTGAACTGCACCTTTCGGTCGCACGGGTCTCCAAGCATGGATGCGCCAAGGTACGACCGTGGGGTGTCGGCATCTCGCTTGGCCTTCACTGCCGCGTCGATCAGGTGATTGAATATACCGCTAGGGTCTCGGTGGTTCAGGTCGATCACGTTTCACCTCGTGTAAATACAAGAAAAGCCCCCTTGGATGTGCTCGCGGTGTCTATTCCGCTCCGGCCCTTACGGGTTCCCGGCATCCAAGGGGGCATTATCCGCACGTATGGCGCGGAGAAATATCAAATACAGACAAGGCGAGCGAAGACATGTTACAACGCATCTTCAGGCATGTCTAGCATATCATCAATGTCATAACGCTTTTTGTAGCCATGGCGCTTGCTGTGGCAGTCCGGGCATAGGGCTACAAGCTGGCCTTGGCGTTCAACGCCAAGGTCTGAATATGTGAGGTGGTGAGCTTCGAGCGTGCGCGTTTTCTTATGGCAATCGTAACATCTCCACCCCTGCTGCACCTTCACTTCATGTGACTTTGCGGCCCAGTCCTTCGACTGGATGTACTTGTCGTAATCGACCTTCACGTCGAGCTTGAGCACGTGGCGACCCCCCGCTAGAACGGCACTTCGTCTTGATTCATGCAGCCGTAGGCCGCCATGGTTTGTGGCGTGGCTCCAAGGCTTTTGAGGACGTCTTGGAGTACCTTTCTTCCTTCGTCCGATCCTTTCCACCATTGCGCTTCTGGCGGTGCGTTGGCTGGAATGCACAGAACCTGCGTTCCGTCTGGCATGTATTTGAGGTACGGCAATGCGTACTGCGGCATGGACTCCTGCACGGATGCGCACAAGATCGTCATTTCCTCCTGCGAAAGATCCATGAACGACTTTTGGAAGTCGAATCCCTTGGCTTGCAGCGATTTGAACAGTTCTTTGAGCATGCTATGCCTCCACTCGCTTGAACGAGATTGCCCACACCCACGGGTTGTCGTCCCACTTCGCGCCGGGCTTGGCGATGGAGTCCCAGAGGGCGCGACCTGATGCGTTGAGCTTCACCACCCGCCGCGTCTGCGTCTTGCGCCCGTCCAGAATCGCCCTGACCATCGCGTCGTTGAAAAGAATCGGCGTCATATCCCTACCTCACAAATGCTTCAATGCTTCTGCGGTTCCAGAAGAAGTTCAGCGCAGCCGCCGCGCTGTACTTATTGAACGTCATGGCTGTGGCCTGATTATATCCAACACGTTGCAGCAGTTCCACCTGTTTTTGCGTTGCTGCGTCTCGCATCCAGCGCCGCTGCTTTTGTGCCGCTCCCGTGTCGTCTTCGTGCTCGCGCAAGAAGTCGTCCGCCGCAGACAAGCACACATGGCGGTCGCCAAGTTGCAGGCGTCGCATGGCTTTGTCTTCTTTGAGCTTGCCAAGTGCGTGCCAGTTTTCACCGTCAGCGCTGGCCACGACGCACCAAGCGTCAAATCCGCACGCGATCATGACCTTGCTTGACCCGAAGAGGTCGATCCACTTGAACGGCGACTGGTCGAGAAGGTTTGCCTCGATCAGTTCGATGTTGGTTATGACCTCTTCAGTCTCTTCGTCGCTGCCGGCGGTCTTAATGATGACCTCTTTGCCGTCGCCCTTGAACTCGTGTCCGCAGAGGCTGCACACCTCTTCCGTGCATGGCACGCGGCCTTGGCATGCTGGGCACATCTTCAGGCGATCGTCGAGCTTGCTGCGCACTTCAAGCGTCTTGTGCGTGGCAAGGCTGTTTCCGAAGTCTATGACGATGCAGTCTTTTTTTGTAACACCTGGATATTCTTCAGGGTTAACAGTACGAAGACCTCTTCCAACTGCCTGCACCAAAACGCTTTTACTTGAGCATGGACGTAGAAGTAATATACACGATACAGGTGGTATGTCGGTGCCCTCGGTGAGCACCGCAACGTTGCACAGCACCTGAAGGTCGCCAGTGGCAAGGCTCTTCATCATGGCGGCCCGCTCGCCACTTGGTGTGTTGCCGGTGACTACGGCGGCGTTGACGCCAGCGGCGCGGAACGTCTCGCAGACGTGGGCGGCGTGCTCGACGGTGCTGGCAAAGACTATGGTGCGGCGGTCGCCGGCGATCTCCTTCCACTTGGAGACGACCGTCTCGTTGTGGACTGAAACGTCCATGATTGAAGCCACCTCATCCATGTCATACTCGCCGGAGCGAGTGCGCTTGACCTGCGCAAGCTTCTCTTTCGTGCCAGCCAGCGCACAAATGAACGTGCGCGGGCGAACAAGGAAGCCGAGACTGATAAGCTCGCCAAGGGTGATGCTGTCCGCCACGTTGGAGAAGACCTTGCGCAGGCCGACACCATCTCCGCGAGTTGGCGTGGCCGTCACGCCGAATATTTCGCATCTGGGGTTGCGATCTCTGACGGCCTCAAGGATTTTGATGTAGCTTGGGCTTGTGGCGTGGTGCGCCTCGTCGATTGTGACGCGATCGAACGTTGGCATGTGATCCATGTTGCGAACGAGCGTCTGCACCATGGCAAACGTGGTGTCTCCGTTCCACGTCTTCATGTCTGCCGTGAAAAGCCCGATGCGCGTGTTGGGATTGACGCGCCGGAACTTTACGGCGTTCTGTTCGACAAGCTCTTGCCGGTGCTGCAAGATAAGGTTTCTTCCGCCACGAGCGCCGTTGACTGCGCCGATGAGGATCGTATTGTGCGTCACCGTGAAGTCGCCGAGAAGGAAGAGGCGATCTGTGCCTGAAAGCTCGAAGCCGAAGTATTCGCCAACCCCGATGGGTTTGACACTGATCGGCGTAAGTTCCGGGGTTCTGTCGTCGCGCATTACCCCCGGCACGCGCCACCCAAAATTGTTGGCGCGCCAGTCGATTGGTTTGTTCAAGTATTCGAGGACGTGGATGTTCTTTATCGACCCGCGCACGTCACGAAGGCTCAGGATATGGCTTTCGTTCACAACGTATGGCATGCCTTTTGTCGGCGTAACACGGTACAGCATCTCGCTTCCTGCGCACGTACTAACTACGCGGCGCGGAGTGCTGTCCGGCCCCATCAAAAGGTCGCCCACAACAACGGTTTCGACTGGCTTAATATTTCCATCAAACATCATTACTGGCGTGCCTCTTCCGAGGCATTTTCCCGCACCTGTCGGCGCGACAAGCAGCGTATCGCCATGTTGGTCAAGCGCCTTGCACGTCTTTTCAACGGCACGCTTTTGATAAGGTCGGAGGATCATGCCCGTGCTCCTGCGGGATGGTGAATGAATGCCATAAAACCTGAAGGCCGTGTTTTCACGGCCCCGGTTGCGTCAATTGCTTTCGTTCTTCAGGCTAGATTCTGTGTGGCGGCTGGTACCATACATGAACACCATGGACGCAAGGTGCAGTCCGGCAAGAACCATGTGGCCAGCCCATACCATCAAAAAAACGCACACCGCGATGTCAGCGATGATGTACCATCGCGGCATGGTCAGCTTTGACGGTGCTTTTGAAATCTTTTCCTGTATGGAAAGAATGATGAGCGAGAAGATAAACGTGGCATAGACGATGAACTTCACCACGTTGGCAGCGCCGTCCGACCCGAAATAGAACCCGGCGAGGATAAGTGCAATGAATGCGGCGTCAGCCGCCAAGATCAAATACTTTTTCATGCTGCTGCTCCTTGTATTGCCCCCCTATGAAGCCGGGGGGCATGGCTTTGCGCCGTGTTCCTAGCCGTTGAGCGAACGGTGGATGCTGTCGCTCATTTTGAACTTGACCCGTCGCTTCGGAGGCACTGTGACCATCTCGCCTGTCTGCGGGTTGCGGCTCTTGAACTCGTCAAACTGTTTGACAGTGAAAGAGCCAAGCCCGCGCAGTTCGACGTTGGAGCCTGCCGAGAGGTTGCCGATGATGGTGTCAAGAACGCAGTTGACCATCTTGTCGGCCTTGCTGCGGGACACGCCGAGATTTTCGGACACGCTTTCAACGAGATGATGTCGGTTGATCTTGCTCATGCTGTGATTCCTTATTTCGCCCACGCGGGGACGGGGTTGGAGTTTTCAGACGGCTGGACGGGGGGCGGAGGTGTCGCGCTTCCGCCGAAAGCCGGGGCCTGTGCCGGAGCAGCGCTGCCGAAGGCCGGTGCGGGGGCAGGGGCAGGCGCGTTGCCACCGAAAGCAGGAGTCTGTGCCTGCGCCATGGCGAAGCCGCCGCCGAAAGCAGGCCCCTGCTGCGGCTGCTCGTTCGGCTTTTCCTTGGTGAACCCTTCGGCGTACTGGCGCATGTCCGGGGTGATGATGGTCTTGATCTTGTTCTTGTCGGCGTACTGGCCGGTCTTGTCCTTTTCGATGCCCACCTTCATGAGGAAGACGATGCCGTTGAGGTCGCCGAAGCCGCTGATCGTGCGCTTGTTGATGGCCTCCTCGGACATGTCGTTGGGATTGATGTTCCGCGCAGATTCGAGAATAGCTCGCAGCGTCGAGCGGGTGATGTTCCCGCCCTTGCTTTCGCCCTTGTCGTTCAGGCTTCCGCCGGAGACTGTCATGTTGGTGAAAATCTTGCGCTTGGCGTAGGGGCCGTCGCACACGGTCAGCTCGCAGTTCAGCATTTCCGCGTCGCTGGACTTGGACGCGGTGAGCCATCCGCCTTCACCTACGCCACCGGGCTTGATGTTCATGACGACGGGTACGATCACGCCGTCGGGGATGAGTTCGCCACCGGACTGTTTTTCAGCGTCGTTGAAGTTGAAGAAATTCGACATTTCGTTACCCCTCCTGTGCGTTGGTGGGCAGGTTGTAGGTGTAGCTCGCCACGGGCTTGCGCTTACCGGCGAGAATCTTTTCCATGAGCTTGCCAAGGTGTGGCGGTTCCACGAGGTCAAGTGTTCCGCTGCGATCCTTGGCGGGCATCTGCCACGGGTTGGGCTTCTGGCAGACAAACGCACGGTAGAACCCGGTGTTGTCTTCGGTCGGAAGCTCCGTCATGGTGACGACCTGATCGACAATGCCGGGGAGTTCCAGCCCGGTCTTGCTGCCTTCGATCTGCGGCTGCCAGAACCAGCGCTTGAAGTCGTCCTGTTTCTGGTCGAGGATGCCCACCAGCCACACGTGCTTGTTTTTGACGTGCTGAAGGTGGATCAGAAGCTGCATCATCTCCCGCCCGTGCAGGCCATAGGCCCCACGAGTGTCAGGCTTCCCCGTCTTCTCCGAGAACGCTTCAGGCTGCGTCTGTGCCCACTTGAAGCACAGCCTGCCGAGAACGGTGATGGAGTCGACGAAGATGGTCTGGTATTTTTCCAGCATGGCGGGATCGCCATACTGCTGGCAGACGTAGTTGTAGTGCTCTTGCGAGTAGATGGCGTTGGGTGCGGCGGACGGTGCTGGGCCGCCAAGGAAACACGCGATGTTTCGTGCCGTGTCCCAGTCCCGTATCTCGACAGAATCGCCACCCCACCCCTGAACCGACAGGCCGCCAGCTTCGAGGTCGACGAAGAGCGTTGTCTGCGGATCGAGAGTCCAGAGCAGAGACGTCTTGCCAACGCCACTGGGGCCAAAGATGACTCCCTTGATGCCTGCTTGCTGCATCCGTTCTTCGGCAGAAATGATCTTGAACATTGCTACCCCCTTCCACCGGGCATGGGCCGCCTGTTCAGGCGAACTACTTGCCCGTGTTGCAAGGCTCGATAGCCTCGCGCTTCGATGTCCTTGGCGATGTGAACGCGGATGCAATGGCTGTGCGCTACGGGAATCTGCGTTCCACCGATCGTTTCCATGGAGTGTTTGATGTGCTGTACGATCCATCGTGACATGGCTACTTCTCCGGCTTGGTGGTGATTTCGACAGACGGCTGCCCCTGCTTGGTGGTCATGGTGCGCCTGATCATGTCAGACTGCGACGGGGGTGCCATTTCAAGGAAGGCGTCGAGTTGTTTTTTGTTAGGTTCCCACTTCCACTTGAAAACCTTCAGGAAGGTGTCGTCGCCAAGCTCCACACGTGCTGCGTTGAGCGCGTTCTGGTCGAACGTTACGTTCTCCTTGCGCGTCACCTTGATGTCGAGTTCGCCATCGACGATATGAGCCGTCGATTTCCCGGCTTCGAACTTGGCTTCGCTTGAAAAAATGCGGGCGATTTCGGCGTTGCGCTCCTTGAGCGCATCCATCTTCTGCTTGTTGGCCATAAACTCATGCGCCAACACCTGAATCTCCATGGTCTGCATAACGTAGCTCCTGCTTAAATGTTGCTTGTGGGTCAATCCACGAGGCGAATGTTATCCCCGCCTGGTCAACTTCGTCAACCGAAAATTGCCAATGGCTGCAACTTTACGCTTGACTTAAAGTGACGCTCTCGATAATTGTGGCAGCTACTCGCCACGCGGAGGGCATGCCTGAATCCGAATCTCCAGGCTGTTGAGATGCTGCGAGTCTTGGGGCGCTTGCTCCGGCGAATTCGTCACTAGTATGGCTGGCTTCGCCAGCGAATGGGACTAAAGGCCGCGTGAGCGGCCTTTTTTTGTCCTATTCTGTCAATTTTTTCTTGTCAAAAGTGTCATGTCGGGTCACAATTCTTCATCAAGCTAATGGGAACCAGCGGAGCCAACGCCCCGGCCTTGTAGGGGCGCAAGGAGTGAGGACGATGAGTGAGGAACTCAAGCCGTGCGAGTGCGGCGATAGCGACGTGGTAGTCGATGACCTGTGTTTTGACTCCGGAGCAGTGCAGGTTTTGTGCTGCAACTGCCAGAAGGCGACAGATTGGTACTACGGGTACACTCCGGAGGAGGCTGTTGAGGCGAGGCAAGAGGCCATCGCCGCATGGAACGCCGGTGAGCGTGATGGGTAGCGCAGCCATGCACCTTCAAGGCCGCATCGTATCGACCCACCGAGGCCGCGCCGTCATCGTAGGGCGCAACGGTAGCTACCCGTGGCAACTCATAGCCGAGCCGCTGCGGGACGACGGCACAGTAGACCACAACAGGGAAATACTCGTCGACGGGCGCAAGGTGGTGTTCGTCGAGACGGAGGACGGGCTGAGGGGCGTTTTACCGATGGGAGTGGGAGCATGAGCGCATTGCAGCAGTTGAAAGAGCTTTACGAGGCATCGACCATCAAGGGTCGCAAGGTCGCAACATTCGACACAATAGTCTTCATCGACAGCGGCCTCCACCCCCGCGTCTGCCAAGCCAGTGGATTCAACGGCGAAACAGACCCCGGCAACATCAGGCTGATAGCCGCCGCGCTCAACGCCCTGCCCGCGCTGATACGGGTTGCGGAGTGCGCCGACGAAGTGGTGTGGCACACTGGCGACCTGCTGCAAGACGCCACCATTGGCGAAGATGCGCGACAGGCAATCGACAATCTGACGGACGCACTGCTTGGCGTTGGAGGTGAAGCATGAGTGAGACGAAGTTTACGCGGGGGCCGTGGGTGGTGGACGAAGTTTTAGACCATCGCGGGAATCCCTGCGCATACTCGGTCTGGCCAAGCCATGAACGTCAATGCCAGCGAAACCGCATCGTATCGACTCCTGACGGCGTGACAGCCGAGGCCAAAGCCAACGCCGCGCTCATCGCCGCTGCGCCGTAGATGTATCAGGCACTTACGTTGGCCTGCGCTGCGGTGGCTGACGTGACACACTGCGGTGGGGATGACTGCACAGACTGCGAAGTCGGAACAGCACTGCGCAAGGCCAGAGGTGAAGCATGAGTGACAAAACATTGCCGTCGGTATGCAGCGAACATCCAAAAGCTGCTGTGCGCCATTCGTGGGACGAGGACACCTACACACACAACGGGAGACTGGCAAGCAGGGGGCACACGCGCAATGACACATACGAATGCGCGGAGTGTGGTCGAAGGCTGTGCAGCCCAGAGGAGTACAGCCGCCGTGAGCGGATAGGGGGTCATTTCGCATGACCCGCCCCGCCGCTGTCGACGCCCTTTTCGCAGGGCACACGTTGCCGAAGAGCAAAGCCGCGCTGGATGAGGTGCGAGAGTACATCAGGGGGCTGGAACGCGATGCCGGGGGCGCCGAGGCGCAGCTTTACGCTAGCCGGTGGGATGCAGACGATGCACACCCCTTTGTGAGGTTCAAGCCGTCACAGGAGAACAAATGGCGGCATGACGACATCTGCCCTCTGTGCGGCAAGGTAATCAGACCTCGCGGCAGGAAGCAGCACCTCGCATGGCACGAAAGGCGTGGCGACATCACCACAAAGACCGTCGAGTTCGTGGGCCGTGCACGGTACTACGACCTTTGCGATGGCACATACTTCCCTTGCTAATGGAGGTCAACGCATGAGCATCACCACAACGCTGACATGGACGAGGTACGACGGCACGCCGGAGACGCTGCCGGAGGAAGGCAAGCCGTGCATCGTGTGCGCTGACGAGGGCGGAAGCTTCAATATGGGTCACGCTCAATACACGAAGGATGGTTGGTGGGTTTTTTACGATTTCGACGTACCCGCTCGCGTTGATGACCTGTGGGCACCGTGGCCCGTAGCCCCGGAGGTGGAGTGATGCTGATAACGCAATACGATGTCGACGACGCAGTAGAGCGCGGAACGACAGCCGAAGACCTGTTGCTCGAGCACATGCCAACCGCAGCGCGCGAGTTTAAAAAGCACATCGCCGCGCTGAATAAGCTGTTGAAGCAGGTTCGTCGCGTGTTCCCTGACGCGAACTACTACCTCGACGACGACAACATGAATCTCATGTTGGGAGAGTCGCATGACGAGACAAGGAGTGGCGGTGTAGAGTCGCGCAGAATGCACCGATCTGCTTGCAGCATGTGGTTAACAAACTCTGGCGGAGGAGGCCAATAGCCATGCGTATCACCGTGACGACATATGGCGACATGACCGCCGAGCGTGCGCTTCACCTTGCTGCGTGTGCTGTGACGGCAACGAAGCACGAAAAGCTCGATTCCTGCGCGTTCAGTTTCCAGTGCGGCGCAGAGGCATTTGTCGAGACGACGAAGGCGGGCGGCCTGTCGGTCAAGGTGCAGAAGTTCGAGACGGAGAAGACCGTTGAGACGGGAGGTGAAGCATGATCGCGAAGTTTACGCCGGGGCCGTGGTTTGTTGTGCCACAAGGGTGCTTCGTTGCCGACCGAAAGGTCGAGTTCGACGGCGATGGGGCGCGTGTCGGTGAAACGCCTAATATGTGTATCGAGTGCGCCAGCGAAGCAGACGCCCATCTCATAGCCGCCGCGCCAGAGATGTACGAGGCCGCAGAAGCAGCGTTGGAATGCCTAGAAAATAACGGTTTCGGAAAGGCGTATGTCGAAGGACTGCTACGCAACGCCATGCTCAAAGCCAGAGGTGACGCATGACCCGTCCCGCATCTGTCGACGCCCTGTTCGCGGGGCACACGTTGCCGAAGAGCAAGGCCGCGCTGGACGAGGTGAGGGAATACATCCGGGGACTGGAGATGATAAAGGAGGCGGCGTTGAAAGCCGTGAAGGAGAAGCCTGTGGGCACCGTGGACCGAAGCACCGGAGGTTGGGGCATGAGTTGGCAACCCATCGAAACCGCGCCTCGCAATTGTGTAGTGCTGGTTACCGGCTTTGCCCACGACGACCCTACACGAGGGCGCTGGCTGGCGGCCGCAGAATTCGAGAACGGTGCATGGTTCGGGGATAACGACGGCGAGGTTCTGTACCAGCCAACGCATTGGATGCCTGTTCCGCCGTTCCCGGAGGACGTCTAATGCCCCTGCGCATCATCATCGGGCTGATTCTCGCCCGACTACTGTTCGGGCCGGAGGTGGGAAGTTGATCGTCTTCTGCCAAACAGAACGTGAGAAGAAAAGGCTGCCAGTCGGAAAATGCTACAATCCGCGTTGCGAGCACAAGTGCAAGTTCAAGGCGCAATATTGCCAGTGCCCGACATGCGGAGCGAAAATCGAAGTGGAGGATGAACGCCGTGGCTGCAAGAAAGACTCCTGAACAGATCGAAGCACTGAAGGCTCGCACTCGCGCCATCACCGTGCTCATGGAAATCGAGCTTGTCGTTGACACGCTCAAGAAGGTTCTCAAAGACCAGAAGCCCGCCATGGATCAACTGGCGAAGATTGAGCACTGGAAAAACAACTGCATGGAAGCCATGAACGTTGGAAAGGAACCGCTTTCCGCTGGCATGCTCCGTGACTGCGACCTCGTTTCCAAAGAATTGAACGCCATCCTTACGAAGCACACGGGCGGCCTCGGTACGACAACGCCGTCCAACATGTGCTCGTGGCTGTGGTGTCTCGACACGCTGCTGAACGACATCCGTTCCACGCATGGCGTGTCCGGTCGCTGCTGGCGATACCTCGCACAAACGTGGGACAAGCTGGCTCGCGCATGGGAGATCGTAGCGCTTGAGCATGACCCCAAGTCTGACCCTTCAGGCGTAGGTTGGAAGATGTATTTGGACGCCGCAGACCTGATCACACCAGGAGGTACCGGGCTGTGCCTGTCTGCGTAGACTGCCAAAAGAGCTTTGAACACCCCACAAATCGAAAGAAGCGTTGTCCAGAGTGTAGCGCCGATCGCCGTCGCCAGCAGTGGAACAGCGCAGCGAAGCACTACCAGCGGACGCATTCAGAGAAGGTGAGGGCGTATCGCAAGGAATACCGCGACACGCACTTCGAGTATCGCCAAAGGTTGTGGAGCCGCTACTACGCTGCCCATGGCGAACGCATCAGGGCCTACAAGCGCGAGCAGGCTAGGGTCTCAAGGGCGCTGAAGCTGGCTGCACATGACCCGAACGCTTGGGTCGTCGCCAAGGGCAACGAGCTACAGACGTGCGAGCGCCTACGCCTTACGGCACTCAACCTTCCATGCGGGACGACTGAGTGCTGCATCGGATGCGAACGAAACACGAAAACAACAGAACAGATCCTTCGCCGTGGAAGCTGGTTGAACGAGAGAGGAGTAGAATAGGATGAACACGCCATTGAAGCGTAAGGCGTTGACGCCGAAGCAGGTTGAAGAGGTCTACAACCTCGACGCCGGAACGCTCGCCAACTGGCGAACGCAAGGCAAGGGGCCGGAATACGTGAAGTCCGAAGGCAAGGTTCTGTACCTTATTGACAAGATAGAGGCGTGGCTGCGCCGAAGGAGCGTGAAGACGGCATGAGTTCCGAGCTTAAGCCGTGCCCGTACTGCGGGTCGAAAGGCGCAGAGGTAGTTTTTGACACGGTGGTGTTGTGTTCAGGGTGCACCGCAGAGGCGCAGCCAAGCGACTGGAACCGCCGCGTCGTGACGCCGGAGCAGGTTGGGGCGGCGGCGCGGTCCATCGCAGACGGCCTTTTCTTTGCCCACGGAATCGACGCGGGGTGCGAACACTCCAAAGACTTTGCGATTTTCGCATTCCGCGCCGCAGGGTTCGAGGTGGAGTCGTGAACGACCGCAAAGTCATCATGTCCCTCGGTTGGGTGTGGGGTACTTGGGTGGTCCCCTCATATCTCGTGAAGATAGCCGACGCGTGTTTGTCCATGCACGGCCCGTGGTGGCTGTTCTTCGGGACTGCGGCTGTCTTCGCGTGGTGGGCGTACCTCCTGCTGACCGCATTCGTCGCGCCGTGCCCGTTCAAGATGATAGAGGAACTGCAATGGCGCTTGTCTTTCCGCACGCTAGCCCATGAGAGGCTGGCAGACGTCCACGTGAGATACAAGAGTAACGGCAGATTCGATGCCAGAGTTGACTTCAAGAATAATGGCACACCGGGCAAGCTCACGGAGGTGTGGGAATGACCCCTTGGCAAAATGAGCGATGGGCATGTGCGCCCACGAACGACGGACGGAACTTCGCCCCGGCGCATCGGTGGGCGGTCGTGGAAGCGAGGCCGCTGTGTTTTGGGCTGCTGCGTTCGCGGTATGGGGTGCAAGTCGTATCGAGCGAGCCGTGCTGGTGCGGCAAGTGCGCCCACGTCATCGCGTGCATTGAGGCGGGCGACGAGGTAGAGGATGCGAGCGCAGACTACGCCGCCCTCGCCCGCTCCTGCATCCGCGAGGCGCACGAGTTGCGATGGCGCCTCGCCACCCTTGAGGCCGCACCACAACGGCAGGTCGATAATGTTCAAAGATGGATGGAAACTGGTGTTCCAGCCGATGCAGCGGAAAGCCAGTCCATCTACGAGCAGATGGTGTGTGCGTTGCGTAGAAAGCTGCCACGCCGACCCGACTGCTTGCGCAGCATGGACATCAAAGAGTGATGGTGCTTCATGACCTGCGCCATATCCTGCCCGCGACCATATCCAAGCTCAAGGAGGAGGCGTAGATATGTCACCAGCTACTAAAAAGCCGTTTGACTTGTGCGAAGGGTGTAAACACCTGTGCAAGACCATGAAAAAATCTCGCACCCCCAATGAGCCGTGGTGTTCATTGCTCGACAGCGCGGTGAAAGATGCTGTTCCAAGGTGCCTTCAGCGCAACCTGAAAGAGCGCAAGCCCAAATATTGGAGATAGCTCCATGTCCATCGAACGCTTCGAAATCAGCTTCCACCCCATGACGTGGTGTCTTGCATACCGACCCGGAACGCCGGGGCTGTTCCCATCGCATCTCCGCATAGGGTGCTTCACCTTCTCGTTCTTCAAGGAAGCAGCTTGCAATAACAAAGATCGCATGACATAATACTTTCCACGCACAAAACGGAACGTAGGGCAGTGGAAGCCCATCTGCTTTGGGAGCAGGGAGTCGCTGGTTCAAATCCAGTCGTTCCGACCAATTCGCTACCGCTTCCGTGTAGACCTGTTCGGATGAGACAAACACCGCGCAGGATGCGTGCAACGGAGACAAACTCCAAAGGCCCCTTACCTCACTCTTGAAGCCCGCCAGACGCCAATCTGACGGGCTTCTTCACGATGTCACTTGAACACGCCGCGCAGGGCGTCTCCAGTGGTGCTTGGCATCAGCTTGGCATACCGCGCCACCATCGCCAGCGTCTTGTGACCCAAAAGCTCTTTAAGCGTCAGGAGCGGCGTGCCAGCCATCGCCATCCAGCTTGCAAACGTGTGCCTGAGCGTGTGGAACACCACCCGCTGCAACCTATCCGTCACCGCGTGCGACAGAACGGCGAACCCCCCGGCAGGAGCGACCGGGGGGTTCTGGTGGTGGAGTCTGCCGAGCTACGCGGAGAGGATGCGAGGAGAATGTTACATCAGGAACACAACCTGTGCAACTACTTTCCGTAGGCGTCTATCATCTGCATGATTCTCAATGCCTGACGCGGAGACGTCTTTCGTTCTGCTAGGCGTGCGCGAAGCCTTGCCTTCATGTCCTGCGGAAGGATGAGCAAGGAAGGCTTCCCATCGGACTTTGCCTTGGCGTTCCATTCTTTCCACGCCCGCAGGTTGGCCTTTACTGCGTCGATGTTGTTGTCACGCGCAGCGTTGGCGATCCTGTTGGACAAGAGATTGGCCTTATCCGCACGCACCGCTTCCGTTCTGTCCACGGCGTTTTGCGTCAGGCTGGCCTTTGTCTGGCTCACGGCCTGAAAACCGAGAGCCTTAAAGACGGCTTCTGTCGCCGACAGCGTTTTAGGCTTCTGCGTCAACGGGTCTTTGATCGGCGTGCCAGTGATGCTGTGTGCGCCCTCGGTGGAAAGCCTGTAAGCTGCCATGGCGTTCTTCAGTGCGACAGGCGCGATTTCTTCAACGGCCCGCGCAGGTGCGCCAGCCTCTACTGCGGACTTGGCACGTCCTACGCTTTGAACAAGGGCGTAGGGGATGCCAAGCGCTTCACCCACAATGTCGCCAAGTATGTCGCCATGGCGATATTTGGCGTTTCGGTCGACCATCGGGGCTTCAAGGCGCAGCGAACCGCCGATGTCAACGCCTGCAAGCGACGGCACTCCAAACAGGATCATGTCCCGCATCCAGTCGGCCTTTGGCAGCATCTTGGCGATCTTTTCGAGCCAGTCGTCATCGCCGGAACCGCCGAACAGGGGGGCAAGCCAGTTCGTCAGCGCCATGGCGGTTGCGAAGAATGGAGCCGCCCGCAACCCGCCAAGAACCATCGTCCCCGCCATGGAAGACAGGACGGCCTTGCCACCGTCTTTCCACCCGTGCCTGACCAGCGCGTTGGCCCACATTTCGAGCATGTTGTGGTTGAAGCTACGGAACGTGTAGGCGGCAGAGGCCACGCGGCCAGCCTTGGAAGAGCGCAGAGGCTGCGGAAGGTTGCTCTTGCCATAAACGAAGTGCGCGTCACGGACGATGGATTCGGCGAACGCCTTCGCCTGCTCGTAGTCGGCCTTCCCCGCTATTCCGAACTCGGAACGAGCCTTGTCGTTCAAGGCTCCGGATCGAGCGGCGCGGTAGGCCGCCAATGCGAGCGACACGCGGTTGAATCGTTCCGCAGCAGCCATGGGCCAGCCAAGGGCGCTTATGACTCGGTTGCCTACCGATCCGAACTTTCCTGACACACGGCCCTGAACCTCGCGGATCAGGTTCGCCTGCGTAAGGCCATTCTCGTGAAGCTCTTTGACGAGCCGCTGTTCGTCTTCAGACAGTCTGCCCTTGACCACGCTACGCATGGCAGCGTCGAAGATGCGAACGTGGCTGCTTCCCTTCGTCCACAGGCCAAGCGTGGGAGCGCCGGACACAATGTTCTGCGTGGCGTTCACGGCTGCCGTCTTCATGACCCCGCCAAGATACCAAACAAACGCCAGTGCCTTGATGTTGCCAACAACCCGGTCGATCTTGTCGGAGTTGCGCAGCATATCCTTCACGTACTGGACGACGTATGCGTGCTCGTTGGGCCTCGTCTTCGGGTCAATCTTCTTCAGCGCACTCGCCATGTCGCGTGCGGCATCGACCTTCTCAAGGAAACCGTGGTGTCCAGCGAAGTAGTCGAACAGAACCTTTTCGATGTTCTCGCGCTCGAAGCCCGGCACGTTCTTGCGACCGATGGAGTGCGAGAGCCAGCCACGCGCCTTAAACTCGTCGCTGGCCGCCATGGTGATGCCCTTCTTGAGGTCTGCGGCCACGGCAGCGTCGTCAACGGACTTGTCCACCGCCGCGAACAGCATTTTTTCCATGGCGTCCATGGAAAGGAACTGCTCGTAAATCTCTTCTGGCATACCCTTGTTCACGCCAGCCCAAAAGCGACCGGCTTCCGGGTATTTCTTGCGAAGCTCTTTCAGGCGCTTGTCAGCACGAATCTTCGCCACAGCCTTGTTTGGCGCGTCAAAGTGCTCGCGGTACAGGGCTTCACCGTCCTTGTCGTACACGGCGACGCCGTAGGCCCCTGTGCGGCTGTGCGGCATGTAGTTGTCGAGGTGCATGAACAGGCTGCGCATTTCTTCGAGCATGGTGTCCGGCGTTTCCGCCATGAGCGCGAGCCTGTTGTATCCGCGCACGAAAGCGTCATCCAGTGCCTTGCGCACATTGATGGCGGCTGAAGCCACCTTCCCGGAAAGGCCCTCGGACTTCACCCATTCGGCATATGCCTTGTCCCACTCCTCGTTCTTCTTCAGGTTTGCACGCAGTGCAGGCCGAATCTTAGCGGCTGCGCTTTGCGCTTGCTTATACGCAAGAAGTGCCTTTGCCGCGGGGTGTTGGCTTGCCTCCAGAACCTCACGGTTTGTCGCCAGCCTGTACCCGCCAATCATCGCCACCTTCGGCCACGCAACTGCCTCGGCGCGTGTCAGTTGCCGCTCAAGGCCGTGCGCCATTGCTGTGTCGTTCTGCAAGTCGTTTTCAGAGAAGCCTTCGCTCATGACGTCTGCCTTGGCTCTGGCGAGGATAGCTTGCGCCTCCCTCATCTTCTCAGCAGACTTGCTCTCAACGGGTACAAACTTGGGCGTGTTCTCCAGCGCCTTGACCTTCTTCCCGTCCCACTTCCACAGGAATTCAATCAGCTTCTGGCGTTCCTCGCCCTTCAGTCTGTCCTTACCGAACAATTCAGGCATGGCTTCGATGCTCTGCGAAAGCGCGGAGCTTCGGCGCTCTTCACGCTCGAACTGGCGGTCTACAACCTTGCGCAGGCTAGGAACCTTCTTCGCCAGCCAGTGTGGGAGGCGCAGAAGCGGTCCAAGCTCTCCAATGTCGCCAGTCTCGAAGCCGTCGAACACCTGTGCAACTTCCTTGGCGGAAGGCATGCCTTCTGGTCGCATGTAGGAAATGCGCGGATCGTTGGCGTCCATAAGTTTGATGCCATACATCTCAGCGACATCTGGCGTAGGTAGCTGTCTTACTATTTGCACGTCCTTTAAAACAGGCTCTCCGTCCGACCCTTTTCCTACTCTCTTTCCCTCGACCTCATATATTGGCCTGTCAAAAAGAGACATCCCGTAATAGGGGAAAGCTATGTCAGGGTCTCTACTGTAGTTACCAAACACGTTGGCTACGGCGCGGTATACGGAAACCCCACGCTCCCTCTTTCCTGAGATTATGTGCCTGGACCGACCGTCTTCAGGGGGGCTCCCAAATCTGTAGTATTTGTCAGCATCGCTGAAACCCGGCGCTTTCCGGAGATCCGCTATTTTTCTTGCGTCCTCGACAGCGCGATCCAGAGCAGCTTGCGTGGGCTTGGTGATGTATTCGCTCCCGGTTTTTATGAGCTCCCCATCCTCTGAAAACGTGGCCCACCCCATGGCGTCACCATGCTCGTTTTCTAGACCCCATACGCGCAAAACCCTTTTGTGTTTTTTGAGTCTGGGGTCATCCGGCAGTTCCTTGGTGCTTACAATCTCCCACTTTCCGGTGGTGCTGTCCTCCAAGCCCTGGTTTGGACGCAGAATATTATGAAATCCAGACTGCAGCAGCGGCTTCCCACTATTGTCCACCACCTTGGAATCGCCAAACCACTTCTTGAAATACGGCGACTCCGTGCCCATCTCGGCCCACATGCGCTGCGCTTCTGCTATCTCGTCCGGCGTGTTGGCCCCGGCGGTGGATGCGCTTTCGGGGCGGGCGTATGATGCCGATCCGTCCTTGCCGTAATCGCCAGTCTCGGATTGTACGCGACGGATAAAGTCGCGCAGTTCAGAATCGCTGAAGCGCAGCTTGATGCCAAGACGATCTGCGACGGCACGCAGGAACTGGCGCACTGCCGCCACATAGCGGTCAAACCATTTCGGCGCGTTGGCGTGGGCCATGTTCCCAAGCCACTCTTCAGTCAGCCCACGGCGGTTCTTAGCTTCAGACAGGTCTGGGAAGTCGTGACGGTACGCATCCGCCAGTTTGAGTATTTCTTTCTTGTTCGCCGCGAACGCGAGGTCAAGGAAGAGGTTCATCTTCTTGAACGCTTCGTCGCGCCCGTACTTCTTGGCGTACCGCTCCCGCATCCTCCTCATCCCATCGTGGAAAAGCTCATGCTTCAGCACGAACATGACGTCTTCTGCGGTGGGGATGTTGTCGGCGATAAGGTAGTTGATCCCGCCGCGGTGTACGCCCATGGCGTTGGTAGCGTTGTCTGCCACCATGCGCTTGTAGGACACTTCCGGCAGTTCCTGCGCACTCTGGACCACCTTGACGTTGACGCCAGCGAACAGGGAGCCAAGCAGCGGATCAAGCGCCTTCTGCACGTCTGCGGCCTTCATGCCGCCTGCCTTGGCGTGCCAAGCGCGCAAGTAGCGCTGATTTACAATGCTATTTGCTGACGCAATGGCATCAGTCACGCGCACAAGCTCTGTCAGCGCATTGCGCTGATTCTTGCTGATGCCAAGCGCCTTGAGCACGGAACCGACGAAGCGCGTGAAGGCGTTGCTGCCTTCATAGGGGATAGATTCAAGCATGTCTTGGAACTGCCTGTTCGTCATGCCCCACGATACAAGCTCTTTCACGTCCGAAACTGCAAGTTGCGTAACCAGCTTCTTTTCGTATTCAGTCGCCGTTCCGCCTTCGCCGCGCTTGTTAAGCTCACGAACAACGGCGTTTTGAAGCCTGTACAGGTCTTGTACGGCATCGAACAGCGCTGTGCCCTTGTTCTTCACAAGGTTGCCTTCGGCGATCTTCTGAAGCGTGATAGCGTGCAGTGCCTCATGAAGCACTGTTTCTTCGTGCATGCCGTGTTCGCCGAACTCGTCACTTCGCAGAAAAATTGCTTTGCGCTTGCCTTCACCTTCGTCACGATAAACGCCAGCGGCAGCATTAAGGCTGGTGGGCACGCCACCCTTGACGCTCACGCCAGGATCAACAACAACAAGTTCAACATCTGCGCCAAGGTCTTCCATGACGCGGTTGGCGATCAGCCTATAGCTCTCGTTTGTGGTGGTATTCGCCACATACTTTACGGCTTCACGCGCGCTCTTTGCCTTGCGCAATGCGTCAGCAAGGCTCGTAGGATTGCGCTCGGGAGCAGGCTTCTTTGTTTCCTTCTCGGTGTCGCCGGCTTCGCCATGTTGCTCTTCCCGGGAAGCCTTGGCAGCCTCAAGGTCTTCGTTGGCGGAAGCGGCAAGCGCGGCCTCGATCTCGTCCATGCGCGTGCGCGCCTGGTCAAGTTCCTTGGCCTGCTCAAACGGCTTTTTCAGTTCTGCCTCAAGTGAAGCGATCTGCTTTTGCTGGTTGGCGATGCGCTTCTCGGTCATCTTCACCCGGTCCATGACGCGAGACAGGAAGTTCTCCACGCGTGTCATCATGCCGGATGCGCCTGTGAACGACTGGCTGTCCTCGATGCCGTGAGGCCCGGCGAGCTCATAGCTCGTCATGGCGTAACGCTCTTCCACCTTGCCTTCGCCGTCGAAATAAACGCCAGGCGTGACGGTGACTTCCGCTTTCATCCCGTTGCCAAGCACGAAGGTCCGTGTCTGGCTGAGCTTCTTGGGGTTCAGCGTGCGCCAGTGGTCCTGGCTCTTCACGTCGGCGATACTCTGAACGGCGGTGTTCTCGGCAGGTTCCAGCCATTCGCCAATGGCCTGCATGATCTTCTTGCGGTTTTCGACCTTCCCGCCAGGGAAGTTCTTTTCGACGAAGGCCACGGCCTTCTCATCCTTGGGAAGCTGCTTCTGCGCGCCGTCAAGCATGGTCTTGGCGTGCCTGAGCTCGTAGCGCATGTTTGACAGGCGCGATGTATAGGCGCTGTGCAGGGATTCCAGGCGGCGGATGTCGGCCTGCAGCTTCATCTTCTCCTTCGCAAGCGGGTTGCCGGAGAAGGCGGCCATCATGTCTTCAAAGGTGGACTGAACCTCGTCAAAGGGATTCTCGAAAACACGGTTGCCTATGTCGCCGCGCATCATCTGGTTGATGAACTTCTGCTTGGCGATAAGCTGCTGGAAGGTCACGGAGTCCAGCGTGTTCTTGGTCCCGTAGGCGAAGACTTCCACCTCGGGGAACATGTTGCCAGGGCGGCGGATGCGCCCGTTGCGCTGCTCAAAGTCCATCGGCCGCAAGGGTGCGTCGATGTGGTGGGCAGCCACCAGGCGCTCTTGCACGTTGACGCCAACGCCCAACTTTTCCGTGGTGCCCATGAGCACCCGCACGGTGCCAGCGTTCACCTTGTCGAACAGCTTTCCGCGCGCGTCGTCTGTCTTGAAGTCGTGGATGATGGCGATTTCGCCAGCGGGCACGCCCCTGGCGATCAGCTTGTCGCGGATGTCGTGGAACAGATTGAAGCGCTTGTCGCTGCTCTGGAAGATGTCAGAGAAGATGATTTGCGCGGCCTTGGTGTCCTTGTGCTGCTGCCAGCGTTCGAACACGCTATCCACAACCGCATTGGCCTTGCTTCCTGGCGTGTCCGCCAGGTCTGCGTCAACAAGGCGCAGGTCAATGGCAGCCTTCTTGGCCTTGCCGTAGATAACCAGCGGCACATGCGAGCTCTCGCGTTTCTCCTTGCCGGACAGTTTGTCCCAGGCGTCGCGCTCGGCCTTCAAAGAGCGGATGTAGTTGGTAAGCGCCTCGGAACGCTCGACGGCCACTTCCTGAACCTTTCCGCCAGCCAGCTTGGGCAGTCCCTTGATGTAGTTCAGGTTCTCGGTGATGGCCACGTCTGCGCCCATGCGCCACATGGTCAGCAGCTCGGGACCGTTCACGAAGCGGTTGAAGCGCTCCACGTCCTTGAAGTCACCAGTAGAGGTTTCTTCAAGCGAGACGGTGGTGTCGGCGAAGGTGGATGCGAAGTCGTCAAACTGCTCGACGCCGAAGGCGCGCAACAGGTCGGGGCGGGTGTACCGGAACATGGTCCACATTTCCGTGAGGGTGTTGGAAATGGGCGTCCCGGTGGCCATGACGACGTTCTTTCCCCCGGTCTTACCCTGCACGTGGCGGGACTTCATGAGCATCTGCATGGAGCGCTGCGAGGAATCACGGTCCAGGCCCTTCACATTATCCATCTTCGTGTAGAAGTCGCCGCGTTTGTAGGCGTGCGCTTCGTCGATGATGAGGGCATCCACGCCCAATTGCTCGAAGAAGATGTTGGCGTCCTTCTTGGTGTCGGTCAGCTTTTGCAGGCGGACCTTCATCTTCTCGATCTTGCGCTGAATGGCCTTGACCGTGGGATTGTTATCGCGCTTGTTGGTCAGCGCCTTGTCGCCGTAGTCGGCGCGGATCTGCTCTTCAAACTCCTCGATGCGCTCGTTGATGAAACGTGCCTCGTTCTCTGGGTCGATGGAGATAGAGTTGAAGAAGCCGTGCGGGGTGATGACGGCATCCCAATCTCCGCTGGCGATTTGAGCAAGGAGGCGCTGCCTATTCTTGGCCTTGCGCTGCTCCTCGTTGGGGGCAAGGATGCGCGCGCCAGGGTACAGGCGCTTGAAGGACGCGGCGAACTGCGGCAGCGTCGAACCCTGCACGACAATCCAGGGCTTCTTGGCGGTGCCAAGGCGGCGCATCTCCATCGCCAGGGTGATCAGCAGGAAGGTCTTTCCTGAGCCCACGCCGTGGGCAAGCAGGGTCGATTCCTGCAGTGCGCGGGAAACCCCAATCTTCTGGTTTTCGCGCAGTTCTATGGTTTGCGAAGCGCAAGGGTAATACTTAATGTCGGGGGCATCGAACTTTCGCGCGACGTGGCCGTTGAAAGTGTCGTTGTAGACATCTTCGACCTTCTTGGCTGCCTCGTCGTTTTCCTTCACCCAACGGCGGAACTCCTCCTGCAGGGCGCGCTGCTTCTCCTGGGCGGCAAGGCTCTTCTGCGGGTTCTTGACGCGCTTGCTCTTGTTGTCCTCGTAGACGGTATCGAACACTTCGGCGCGTTTCAAGTTCAGCGAGTCGCGCACCAGGTCAAGCGCGCTTGCCCCGTCAACGCCCCACCTGTTGCGGGCGTCAGCCCCTGGTGTGCCGTAAACCTCCCACTGAGTGGATCCCTCTTCGCCATCTATGCGGATGCGCTCTACGCGCGGGTAGCTGATGCCGATGTGCTCCATGAAGCTCTTCATTATCTCAGCAGGCACCCAGGCGGAACCGATCCGCACATGGATGGCGTCGATGGAAAGGCGCTCGGGCATTACCTTCTGCAGCGCTTCCACGTTGCCCATGTACGCCGGGTTGTCCTCGGCGGCGCGCTCGGCAATGCGCAGCTTCTCGCGCACGTTGCCGGAAAGGTAGATGTCCTTGGGCTCGACAAGCCCGTTCTCGGGGTTCTCGAAAACATCGCCAGTTTTGAGGAGCGCGGCGCGGGCGTCTTCCACGTCCATGCGCAGCAGTCTGGCGATGTAGGGTACATTCACGCCGTTACGGTATACGCGGCTGATCTTCACCGCATCCGACAGGCTCTCGGCGGTGGTGGGCTCGGTGAATGGGTAGATGGTACGCTTGCTGAAAATGTCCGCCTTGGAGAAAACATTCTCCCTGACGGTGTACTTCTGGCCCTTCTTCGGTCCAGTCTGGAACTTCTTGTCAACAGGGATCTGGCCGATGGTTTCCAGTGCCGCCACCGTCGGGAACTCCAGGTCATCCTCAAGGTGCTTGTTGCCACGCTTGTTGATGTGGCCATGCTCCTTGACGTAGGCGTCGTAGACTTCATTCAGCCTGGCGCGAAGGCGGTTGACGTTGGCGTCGCCATATTCCGTGTTCATAGCGTTGATGAGCTCAAGCGCAGCGCTCTTCACGCCAAGGTAAGCCTTGGCTTGGCTAGCCTTCTTGGCGTTGCTCGCCCACTCTGGGGCTTCAAGCGCGCCGTCTACCACCATGAACACCTTGCCGTCCTTCTCGACAATGGTGCCCTCGCGCATGCCGTCGTCGGCAGCCTGGACAGGCGCAATATCATTCGCCACGGCGATGTCACGCCCGGCGATATTCTGCGGCAGGAGCTCGGCAACGCGCTTCAAGGCGGCGTCGAGGGATTCGCCCTTGGACGGCTTCAAGGTGTACTCGTCCTTGCCGCCGTACATGGAGCCCTGCAGCGAGTGTTCGCCAAGCACCATTTCAGGGTGCTGTACAAAGTATTCGTTGATCTGAGTGGGGCCCTCGGGTGTCTGCACCTCCGCAAGGTGGCGGAACTGCTCGCCCTGGTAAGGCGTGTCGGTCTTCTTGCGCAAGATGATGATGTCGGTGGTGACTTGCGTCCCGGCGTTCTTCTCAAACGCCGTGCCGGGCAGTCGCACCGCCGCCACAAGGTCAGCCTTCTGGCCCCACATTTCGCGAACCTTCCCGGTTCCGCCAGCGTCCAGCGTGAAGTGCGAGGTGATGCCCATGACAAGGCCGCCAGGCTTCACGGCGTCAATGGCGCGCGAGAAGAAGTAGTTATGGATGGACTGCTTGCTGTACTCTGGTCGGGCCTTGTCGTAGACCTGGAAGCTGCCAAAGGGGAAGTTGGAGATAACCATGTCAAAGGAATTGTCGCCGATCCGCTTGGCGTTCTCAAAGCCCGTAACCTGGATGTCGGCATCGGGGTAGAGCTTCTGCAGGATGCCGCCAGTGATGGAGTCGAGCTCGACGCCGACAAGCCTGGACTTCTCGGAGATACCCTCCGGCATGAGGCCGAAGAAAAGCCCGGTGCCAGCAGACGGCTCAAGGACGCGCCCGCCAGTGAAGCCCATGCGCTCGGCCATGCTCCACATGGCGTTGATAACGCTGCGGTCTGTGTAGTGGGCATTGAGGGTGGACTTCTTCGCAGCGTCCCACTCCTCTGCCGTCATCATGCCGCCCAGAGCAGGATGCAGGGCCTTGCCGTACCGCTCTTTCCACTTGTCGTACGCTTCGGAAGCCTGGCGGTTGTAGGTCAGGCTCGGATATGGGCGACCATACCTACCTTCATACTCGGCGGCGTTGTCGAACTCGGGCTTGAACACTTCCTGCGCGAGTGAGCCCCACCCGGTGAATTGCGTCAGGACGCGCTTCTCTTCTGGCGTGGCAGCGCGATTTTCCGCCTGCAGTTCCTTGAGGAGCTTGATTGCGGCGATGTTGGCCTTGGCGCGCGCTACGGTGCCGCCAGGGACAATGGTGTCGCCCTCGGCTACACGGTGGTTCTGTGCGTTCTGTCCGGCAGATTGGCGGCCCAGGTCCGGTACTTCTTGCGCTCCTCCATCGGCATCGGCTCCGGCGGATTCTCGCTGTTCAGTTCCGGCCCGTCCGCTGGCGCTACCATCGCCATGCTGATTTCGCGAGCTACGTCCTCTGGCGTCCCCGCTTCCTTTTCGCGCATCTCCACCCACACTGCGCGCGCCGTCTGCTCGTCCAGGTGCCTCATCAGTTCCTTCGGATTCTTGAACATTTCCCGCAGTCGATCCGGCTGGTTGTCCATCAGCCATGTCAGTCGCGCGTTCCACTGCGGGCACTCGTCTGGGTTCTTCATATGCAGTTCCATTATCCACCTCCTTGGGGGATTCTTCCTGCTTGGATTCTACCGCATCTGCCTTTGGGCTGGCAATTTCTTCCTTGGCTGCAGGCCGCGATTCTTCGGCCTCAAGCTCAGACACAAGGCTCTCGTACTGCTTCACCTTGTCCATGAGGCGCGCATCGTGAACCTGCGATTCTTGGCCCTGCTTGCTGAGCTCGACTTTCAGGTTCGCCAGGGTGTTGCGTGCTTCGTCAAGTGTGACGCCATGCTCTTCCTGCTTGGCGGCCACGGGCTGTTCTTCGTTGAAAACCGTGTCGCGCAGTTTGCGAATCTCGCCCTCGATCTGCGCAACCTTCTGCGCCTTCTCGTCGCGCTTATCTTTGTTGGAGAACTGCGCCCTTTTCAGGTCATTGATGGCATCGCGCAGCCTGCGCTTGGCGTTGTCGATCTTGGACGAAACGTCTTCCTGCGCGACAGGCTGTTCCAACGGCGCAGCCTCTTGAGCAGGCTGCGCTTCATTGCGCACCTCCGGTGCGGCTGCGGTTGGCCTAGTCGTGAACTCTTGGTAGTCCTGCAACACGGCGTCAGGCACTCGGCGACCCTGTTCGATCGCGTCCTTAACGACGGAACGATGATATTCCTTGTGCTCGACTTCGGGGCGAGATTCTTCTCCGAGGGCTTCGTGGTGCCCGCGCATGATGTCAAGCCACTCCGTTTGCGTGACCTGCCACGGCTCAATGCCCTTCTGCTCAAACGCATCAAGCGGAGACGGCTTAATCTCTCGCTGTTCGTGTTTCTGTCCGCCAATGGCGACAAGGATTCCGTTAACCTGATCCTTGCGCTTGTTGCTGAACATCCACCCCTTGTGCTTGGGGTTCCACTTGCCGCCAGCGGATTTGAGTTGATCCTTGATCGGCTTGGTATCGCCAGTGACGACGAACGCCTTGTCGGAAATTGGCTTGAGGTCGAATCCGCCAATGGATGGGGATTGGGCCATGCCTTGCGCAGCAGGCTCTACAGCCTGCGGCTCTATGGCAACGTTCTGTTCAGCGGCTGCCATCGTCGGCGCAGGGGATACGGGCGCGAACACGTCTTCCGGATCGTCCATGGACGGGAGCGCATCCAACTCGTCGGCCAGCGTCTGTTCCTGTGCCTGCTGATCCGCCATGCCATAAGACGCGAGGACGTCCAGCGGAATCTCTTTCCCGCTATTCAGGGCCTCCGCGACGAATGCCTTGTGCTGTTCGTTCGGGCCGCCGATAGGCATGACTTCTTCAGGCGCAACGCCTGCGATGTCGTTTCGCATGCCTCCGCCGTATGGGTAGGAAAGCTGGCTTCGGCCACCCGGCCACATGCCTGCTGGCGCGTCAGTCGCATCCTGCGGAAGCGCAAGCGTTGGCTGCATGGCGATGGTTGGGCCTGAAGGCATGTCTGCCTTGGTGGGGATAGGGGAAATGCCCGTCGCGTCTGTTCCGTGCGGCATAGCGCCCGTTCCCTCTGGAAGGGCATACTGCCCCCCGGATGGAAGCGCGTTTTGCTCTGGCGGAAGTACTTCGGGGATCAGGAGGTTGATGGGCTTGTTCGTCGGGATAGGCGCAGGCTGGCTTTGCGAAGCGTCAGCCTGTACGGTTTCGTCAACGAACGTGTCGCCGCCGATACCCTTTCGCCATGCGTTGGCACGTTCTGCCGCGCTCATGCCTCCGATCTGAAGCACGGAACCAACGGCAACCGGCCCCGCCTGCGTGTTGGCGAACTCGCGCAGCGTTGGCGCGTCATCACGCAGGCCAACCCGCTGCCGGATGCCCTCTTGCCCCATGAAGGTGGTGGCCTCGGTTACTTCTTCCTCGCCGACTTCGGCAGCAAGTTTCGCCGTGGCGCGAGCAATGGCGTTCTCGCCGATCCTTGCGATACCACCGGCTGCTCCGGGGAACATCTTGGACAGCACCTTGCCGCCCACGCCCTTCACGAGGCCAGCGGTGAAAAATTGCGAAACGGCTTCCGGGCCAGCCTCCCAAAGGCCAAACTCCGTTGCGTCTGCGTCAAGCGCTTCCGAAAGCGCCTTCCAGTCTTCTTGCGTCAGATTGGGATTCGCCTGCTGCGCCTTCTGGTACATCTCGTCAAGGAACTGATCCTTTGCGAGGTTGTAGAACGCAGCGCCAGACAAAGTACCAGCGCCAACCATGGCTCCGATCACGCCGCCAGCGGCTGCACCAGAGGGGCCTCCGGGCGAGCCAGCGAGTGCGCCAGCCTTCGCGCCAAGCATCCCGCCAGCCACGCCAGTTGCAAGGCTGGTAGCGATGGACGCTGGCCCCTGCGAAAGCGATTCGGCGAGCGTGTCCATGCCGACAACCTGCTTCGACGGCAGGCGGCCTTCCATGTCGCGCTGGTTCTCTTCGATGACCTTGGTGAAGTAGGAGTCGTCGCCGGGTGTCCCGCCAGTGAATCCGCGAGCAATGCGGGCCATGTCCTGCGGGAACTGGTCGCGCACGGCGTTAACCATGCCCATGCCAAGCTCTGCGGCTCTGCCAAGCACGCCCGATCTGTCGGGTAGGGATTCAACGGTGTCGTTGGGATTGCGCCGATTGTACGCAGCGACAAGCGCCGCTTCGTCCTCTTCCGCGAACGGATTCCCGTCCACCGGCGTAAGTTTCACATTGGTTGGCTCCTGCTGCTGCGCGGAAGCGTCCTCACCGGCGAAAGGGTCGAAGTCGACCGGAACGAGCTTGGTCAAAGTCCCAACTCCGTAGTATGATTGTTGCCAGCCTTCTACAGGCTCGCCCGCCAATGGCTGTACGGGCAATTTGTCAGTCTGTTACTGCTCGACCTTGTTCCACTTGCCGTCTTTCATGACGTACCAGTTGCCATCCTTGGCGCGTCTCGCGCCCTTCATTGGCGGTGTATCATTGGCGACGCCTTGCTGTCCATCGTCCTGCGGAGCAACAAGCGGCCTTTCGCTCTTCGACGGTGCAGATTGCGTCGGGTTCGACGGCGTTCCGACTTCTGGTGCGTTCATGCCTCGCAGTTCAGGGAACCGCTTTTCAAGCTCGCCCATGCGCACATTGCCTATCCGCGCATTGGCGTCTCGAAGCTCACGCGCTCGCTGAAGGTCGGCAATGGCCTGCTGGTCACCGGCCTTGGCGGACTTCATCAGGTTCTGCATGCCGTCTTGCTTTTGAGCAAGAAGAGAACCCATCGGATCGTCGGGGTTCATTGGAACCTGCGAGTACCGCTTGTATATGGCGTCTTCTTCGCGCAACAGGTCATCGCCCTGTTTGTTGAGCATGTCGACACGCTTGTCGCGCAGGGTGTCCTCGCGCAATGTCCGGTTGAAGTCCAAGCTGTCGCGCTGCAACTGCTGGCCGGACGCGGTAATGCCTTCCGCAACGCGGTTGTGGCGCTCCGTTTCGGCCTGCTTCACCATGTCTTCTGTGGTGAACTTGTACCCGGCCTTGGAAAGCTGTTCCTTGCCTACGAACCCCTGACCCGGAATGAAATAGTTGTAATCGTTTCGTACAAAATCGTACTGCGGGACGGCCTGAATCACGTTCCCATTGGCGTCCTGCAACACGGCTTTGATCTTCCCGGTGGCGAATGCGTTGGCAAGCTGGTGGTTCTCTTCCTGCGCAGCAAAGGCGTTCATGGCGAACATCTTTGCGAACTCCGGGTTGATCTCCACGCCGTCCTGACGCACGCGCCCGCCAGCGAGCATGGTCTTGCCCATTTGCATGATTTCTTCGTAGGACTTCGTGCCAATGGGGTCATATCCGCCAGTCTGCGGATTCGGTCGTGCTATGGCGAACTCGCCAGTGTTCGGATCGTAGCCCGTGACGCGCATCTGGTCTGGAAAGTAGTGCGACGCCGTGATGATCCTGTCTGCTGCAAGCTGCGTGTCGCCCTTGGCGTCGGCGTCCATGGCCTCGCGCAGTGGGGCAGCCACCATCTTGTATGCCTGCTGCCCAATGCGTGTTGCGTTTTCAAACGCCTTGATGCGCCCCTCTTGAGACGCAAGCAATTGTCCGCGTGCCTTGGCGAACGCCGCAAGCTCATTGGCATCCTTCGGCTGGAACTTGTCCATGAACTGCGGGTCTTCCTGCATCTGGCGATACAGCGCAGGCGCTGCCTGATCAGCCGCCCGGTCTTCGGCCAGCTTCTGCGCCTGCATGTCATAGACTCGCTGCTGCGCTTGCATGGCCTCGCCACGCTGGATGCCGCCTATCATGCCCTGCATGAGGGCGAGATTTTGAAGCGTTTCGTTCGCCATGTGCTTTTCTCCTAGAGGAACATGGATGCCATGATGCCAGCGAGAGCGCCAATGCCCATACCAAGCGGGCCTGCTACGGAGCCTGATGCTGCGCCCGTTGCCGCACCAGAAGCCGCGCCACCTGCTGCGGCTGTTCCAGCCGCTGCCGTCGTTCCAGCGCCAAGGCCAAGCATACCCCCGAGGCTGTTCAGTGCCGCAGCACCGGCAGTCGTCCCGGCAAGTTGTGCCCCCATAAGGGCACCGCCGCCGCCGGCAAGAATGGCGTCTCCGATGCCCTTTTCCTGCTTGACTTCGGTCTTGCTGCCCTTGGGCATCATTCCGAACGTGCGTGCCGCATCGCCCTGCCCCTGCATGGCGATCTGTGCGTAGTCCTTGTTGACATTGTAGAGTGGCATATTTCCCTCCCTACTTCATGCCATACGCCATGGCTTGGTTCAGGCGATTGAAGTTTTCCTGTTCACCGGCAACGCGGGCCTGCGATCGAGCACCAGCCACGGCCGCCGCCTGATTGACGTCGGTTGCGGCATTCATTCCAGCAAAGCGCCCGGAATCAGGGCCAACGCCCATTCTTCCCATGGTGCGGACAGTCTTCGCAGCGACGTCCTTGTATGCGTTCGCCACGTCTGCGCTTGCCGCGCCAACGCGCTGGTTGATGTCCACGCCTTCGGTAGCCTGCTTGAAAAACTCGTCCTTTGCTGGCTGAAGCTGTTGCAGCGTGTCCATGCGGTTTGCCATCTCTGCCTTGGAGAGGTCTGTTTGACCCGGCAGAAGATCAAGAGCAGCGGCGTCCTGCGCCTTTTTCAAGGCTGTCTGTCCGGGAAGAAGCTGGCTCTGCGCGTCAAGCTGCGCCTCGGCGAGCATCGCTTCCTTGGGGAGAAGCTGCATGTTGGCGTCAATTTGCGCCTTTTCGTATGGCTGCTGGTACTGCTGCCAGTATTTAAAATACTCTTCAGCCATGCCCTGCTGCCGTTCCGCGATTGACGCCATACGCCTGTTGTACTCTTTGTCCACCGTGGTGGTCGACGATGAGCCTTTGCACAGCGCCACGTCTCCATGGTGCTCGAAAGAGTCCTCTTCAAGCACGGAGCCGTCAGCCATGTCTATGACTACGCGGGTGTAGATTTTCATAGCACGTCCTCCCGTGTGACGGCTGTGACGATCATGTTTTCGCTCTTTCCTTTCGCAGCGATCCATGCGCCATTTGGCAAAACGCCAACCTTCTTGAAGCCCGACTTTATGCAGGTGTTAACAGCAAGCATGTTGCTGCATGGTGTCATGCCGAAGATGACGTCGAAGATGTATGAACCGTCTTCGTAGGTGTATGTCAAAAGCTGCTGGAACGCAAACCTGCCGAGGTGTCTTGCTATCTTGGAGTGCTCTTTGAACGTCAAAAAGTGAGCACGTGCCATGCGCCCTTCAAGGTTCGTAAGCCACACGATGCCCGCTGGCGTTCCGTCAACGCACACGATGTGCGGATGCACGTATGGAAGGCGCATCTCTTGAACGAAGCCTTCTGGGGTTGATACCGTCCCGTCGTAAAACACCTTCTCGATAACGCCGTCGTCTTCCATGCGTTGCCAGCACGCCAGCCACACAGAGTCGGCAGCGTCTTTCGCAAAAATCAGTTGCAGGCTGTTAGCGACCATATGCCGTCCAGTTGATTACGCCTGAGCCAATGGCGGACGCATTGGCTTGCTGGCGGTACATTGAATATATATGTAAACGAACATCAGCAGCGTATGTTTTGCCGTAGTGGTCATCGTGCATCACGTCAATATACATCGTTTGAGGTGATGCTGACACAAGGCACTGAACCCTGACCTGCACCCTTCCGACAGCAAGGCCATCTGCCGTGCTTTCTTGATATGCGTATGAACCAAGGCGGATACGCTTTGCGTAATGGTGACGATATTCTTGTTCTGGTCCGTTTATGACATCTCTTACCATAGAATAAAAATCAAAATCAACGTAAACAGACTGGACGTTTGGCGGTATAGTGTATGCCTTCCAATTATACCACACTCCCCTTGGAATCTCCCCTGTTATTCCTGTGACAGTAGCGAAGTCACTGTAAGTCGTATCACCTAGAAAAAGATAGTCTGCTCCGCCCTGAATCTGCAACTCAAGCTTTGGCTTGAACTCCCACTGTCTTGACGCCCACTCGCGCACAAGGCTTCCGTCTGTGAATGGAATGAGGTCAAGACTCATGGTCTGAGCAGAGGCGCTGTATGCAGGGTTATACATTGGAAGGGTAGACGGGGACAGCACAACGTGCGGACGCTCTTTGAAGTATCCGGGGATGCGCACAAGGTCTCCGCTTGAAGCACGTCCGTGCTCCATGCGAGACATGGAGTTGTATTTGACGTGGGTGCTTGCCCCGTTCCAAAGATAGAACTCGATGTCGCCATTGGTCAACTTGGCGTAGTCTACGCCAGACAGGTTTGGCGTGCCTATCACCGTGCCGTTGTCAGGGGCAACGATCAGGCTGTCTGTTGCAGAATCAACGATCAGGTTATTCATGCCGACCGTGAGCTTGCCACCCTCGTTCAGTTTGATGCTTGACGTGGCGGCGATATGCGTTCCGTCGATGGCATCTGCCTGAATGTGCCCCGCGTTGATTTGGGCTGCGCCTATCTTGTCTGCCGTGACGCATTCGGCGTCCAGCATTCGCGTAAGTATCTTGCCGTCAAGGATCATGTCGCCGGACACGCCAACGGTGGGAACACCGCCGATGTTGCCAACGCCGAAGACGGCTTTTGCTGTCCCAAGAGCCGCATTTGGCTGCACGACCTTGAACGAGTCGGCAACTATGATGTGGCTTGTCTGGTAGCGCGTGTCGTCAAACAATGTTTCGAGCAGCGTGTTGATGCTCATGTTGTTTGGCGCTGGCACGATCAGACCGCCTTGTACAGGCTCCCAAGGCGAAAGTCCGCCGTCCCACCCTACAGCACGAACAAAGTATGTGTGGGCTTGCCTTGTGCTCGTGGCGTTGTGCACGAACTCGTTCACAGGCTTGGTGGCCACGCCGACGAGAACGGCATCGCTCAGGTAGGTTGAGTCATAGGCGCACCAGACCTCAACGTGCGAATACTCTGGCTCTACATTCTCCCACGTCAGCCTGATAGCCACCATGAGGTTGAAAGCTTGCAGGTTTCGCGGGGCCAACAGAATGCGATTGCCCGTGCCCGGTGCCGCAGGTGCGCCGTCCACATTCAGGCTTCCGTCTTCAAGCTCGACAACGCGCACAGAGCGCTTCGTCTTGTCTCCCGTTGCCCCGGAAAGAAGCTCAACCTGCGTCTTGATCGCACCAAGGAACCGCTGCGTTTCCGCATCTGCAGTGCGCGGAACGGCTGGAATGCCGGTATCCTTGTCGTTAAACGCCATTTTCAAGCTCCTCTATGCTCGTGCTGACACGTATTTCAGATAGAAGCCTCGTCCCTTCAACCTCGATTTCCCAAGCCTTTTCGCTGCGTCCAACCGCCAATCGCTTTGGCGTCGTATCAGATATTGAGACTGACTGTCGCAGCGTCCCGCCAGAGTAAAGGCGTAGCGTGACTGGAGACGTCGCATCATGTTCTCCCTCAACGCGAACCACAGCCGGGAGAACCGCCACCGACATGAAAAACTCTTTCGATCGCCAGCGGTAGGTTAGTGGCGTCGATGCGCCTTCCCACCGCCTGATGTTCATGGCCCCGGACTCTTCGACAAGCAAGTATAGCGCGTCGCTTGCTGCATCTACCCACAAGTCCCACACCTTGACGGATGCGCCAAGGTCTATTTCCGTCACGTCACTTGCAGTGAAGTCGATCACAAGTCCCTTGCCAGTGCCCACAAAGAAAGAAATGTACTTGTCCTCATGGTAGACCGACGCCATGCCAGATGGAGAAAGCGCCTGCCACTGCTCTTTTGTGTAGATGTTGCGCGTCACGACGTTTTGCGCCGATGCAGTGATAAGGCAAAGCCCGTCAGGGCTTGCGTAGAGGACTCCTGAAGGAATGGATACAAGCGAACGCTTGGCGACGCACGACTGCTCGAATGGAAGGTGGATCAACTGCATAGACTCCGGCGCGGAGCCAACAACGAGGTACGGCCTGCCGTTGGTTGTAACGACGATATTGCCGTCGAACTGCCCAAGCGCAACGATGTCATCCGCCATGTTGAGCCTGTACGCTTCAGGGTATGCGTATGGCACGAATGGTTCGGACAACAGAAGCGTGTTGCCGGAAAACATGGCATATATGCCATTGTCGGCGTATATCATCCCCTTTGCCGTGTCAGGCGGAATGTCCCAATTGTTCGTCTGCAAAGACTCCGTGCTCATGTCCTTGTCAGCGATCGCGTCGTTGAACGTAGCCGTGGCGACAGGTATTTCGCCAAGGTAGTAAAATCCCGCAGTGGTGTTGCCGGACACGGTTCGATAGAATCTAAACTTTGTGACGGTAATGCCTGCGAGAGAAGGCACAGACATTCCAGAAAGCGCTACGCTTTGTCCGGGCTTCACGTCGACGATGCCAGTTGGTGGAGAGGGTGCAGACTCTTGTTCGCCATTGACGCCAAGATCGGCGACAAGGGTATACACATAGCTGCTTGACCGTTCTACGTTCTGGCCTGTCGCAGTTCCGTTTACGGCGATGGTGGCAGGGACTGTCGGACGCGGAAGGCCTAGCCTTCGTTCGGACACGCTTGATGCAACCTGTTTTGGGTATCCATCGCCAGTGATGAATACGTGTCCGACGTTGTTAGCCACGGCTGATCGCGTCCAGTCCACATGCACAGACCTTTTCAGCCATCCCATGTCTTCATGCCGGAAGAAGCTGCGGTCTGACATGGACGCCAGCGTTGCGGCCAACATGCCCTTTCTGGCTTCAATGGCTCCGCGTTCAAACTTGCAGTTCACGGCCACCTGCGCCTGACCTTCAGAGATGAGGCGCTTGTGTTCTCGCGGCTGCTCGCCCTTGAACGTTGGAATGATAATGGTCGCCATTGGAATCTACCCTGCTGCGGGCTTGGAATCTTCTTCTGGACGAGAATAGGCGATTTCAACAGGATTCACGAGGCTTCCACAGGCAAGGCATCTCCAGTACCCAAGCTTGATGGCGATAGCAGACAACCCTTCCTGCGTGAATTGATTGCTGGTGGCACACAGTGGACAAAATCGAGTCATGCTATACCCCCAAAAGCGCGGCTTCAATCGCAGCGTTTTTTTCGACAACCAAAGATGCCCACTTCAGCCGCAAGTCTACGACCTTCGAACCACCTTCATCTCCTGAAAGCATCGCCGTAGCCATGAGGGACTTTAATTCATCTTCCTTCGGAAAAAAATCAGCATCTATTTTGCTTAGTGCGTCGTTTATTCTTATTTCTTCATACACTGCATCAAGCTCTGCCTGTGTAGGCTGCTGGTCTGGAAGGTACCACTCGGTGATGGCAATCTCGAAGTTGGTGTGCGGCCCCTGTTCCAGCTTCCACGCTGTGCGCGGGTCGGCTGATGGGAAAAGAAGGCAAAGAGCCTCGTGTATTCTTGCGTTTTTCATTTCGTCCTCCTAGCGCAGCCTCGTTAGAACAGCGCGGCCACGGCTTCCTAAGATTTGGATTTCTGTGTCCTTTGCTCTGGCTGTAACAAAGACTTCATCTCCAGCGAGCAATTGAGCTGGCATACCGGAGAACACGTGGTAAAAACTTAGTTGGTCAACAAGGGATACCACTGTCGAATTAATGATTTTCACTGTGCCCCCTGTGATACACTTGATATACACGTAGAGCTCGCCCTGCACCGTTGATTCCTTACTCGCTGAAAATTCCACATCTATGCGGTACGTGCCGCCTTCAGGGACAAGCCACCACAGAACGTTATTTATCTTCGTGGTGGACAGGGTTCCATAAATATTTGCATCTGAGAATATGGTTGCTTCAACGCCTACCGATAGTGTTTGGTCGGGTGAGAGAGCTATGGGGTAGACGCTGTACTTCCCGATATCCGGACTTGGAGCTTCTATCGCACTCCGCACCGCCTCCGCCGTCGTCTTGCCAGCCAGCACGTGACCTGCCGCCATATCTGATGCCGTGGTCGCATTACCTGCGATGTCCGCAGCAACTGGAGCAGACGGTATCGTTGACGAAAGCGTATATCCTGAAAGATCAGTTACGATACCAGCAGTCCAGCCCTTGCAGTAGTCGTCTGTGGCGTTCGTATGCCCGAAAAGTGCGTTGATGATGGTAAAATGCGGGTACGCCCACACGGTGCCAGCATCGCCAAGGACAATGCACGTCTTGCCGTCAGCATCGGTTCCAAGGCGCACAGAAACATCTATGCTTCCGAGGCTGACCTTGTAGAGCGAGCTGAACGACGTTGAGTCTGACGTGCGGAATCCCTGTACAAGAATTTTCACGACGCCAGAGTTGTAAAGCAGCCCGTCAATGATGAATTGCTGCATGATCTCGCTGGCGTTCGTCGGTGCGCGGAACACGATTGCGCCAGTGATTGAAGCGAGGTGCGATCGGTATTGCGCGAGGTCTGCAACGCTGCGGACATAGGCATCAGAGCCGGAAGACGGCCCCGCAACGAAAGCCCCAACGCTGTCGCCAACCTTGAACACGCCGTCACTTCTTCCTGTTCCGCCATTGGCTACGGGAACGACAGAGGAAGAGTGCTTGAAAAGGATGTCGCCAGACAGGCCGTACCAAGCGCTCCCGTTCTTCACCAATTGAACGCGATCATATGCGCCAAGAGTGATACTCGTTACATTCCCGTTCGCGCCAAGGGCTATGGGATCAGTTCCTACGCGCTGGATCACGCAACCGTTGGCGTTGCCGTAGAACGAGAACACCACACCATCGGGGACTGAAGATATGGCCGGGAGCGTGATGGTAACGCCAGCCGCAGTCGGAGCGACCCACTTGCCAGCGTCTGCCGAGTCAAGGCTTCCACTTGCGTCGAACACCTTATACCCGCGCAGGTTGCCAAGGGCACGCTGGACAAACGCCGTGGTTGCGACAGATGCGTCGTTGTCGAACTGCGGCGGGGTTGTCGGGTCAGGGAGTAAAGCAAGAACAGCATCTTTCGTCTTCGCTGGCGTCATTGCCTTCTGGTCGTCAGTCCCGGCTATTGCATCGGCAGAAGACGCAATCATGACAGTGCCAAGCGTCGTCGTTGTCGCCTGCCCTGCGGCTGCCTCCGCCCTGTCGGCTTCAGTCTTGGCCCTGTTCGCCTCCGAAAGCGCATTCCCTGCGGACGTGCTTGCCGAACTTGCGGAAGCAGATGCGTCATAAGCCTTCTGGCTCGCCAGCGTGGCGCTGTTGGCGGCCTCGGTAGCCTTCGTGCTCGCCGTGGCAGCATGCCCTTGCGCGGCAACAGCTGCATCATTCGCTTGCGTTGCCTTGGTTCCGGCCGTGGTGGCGCTGCTGGCAGCTGCTGTCGCAGACGCTGCGGCTTCAGTGGCCTTGGTTCCTGCTGTCGCTGCGCTTGTTGCGGCTGATGTCGCAGACGATGCGGCCGCTAGCTTTGAGTTGGCGGCATCGGCGGCATACGCCGCCAATTCTGCGGGGATGATGGTTCCTGCGCCGCGCACAAGGTACGGCTCAAGTTCCGATATTTGATGCAGTTCACAAGGCGCGTTCGGAACGGTAGCGTACACGCTGACCGTCTTGCCTGTTGCCATGTCAACGATCTTGAACTTGTACTCGCTGCCTTCAGTTCCAAGCTCGTTCGGAAACACGTTCACCACGGCGACGCCATTGGCGTCTGTTTCTCCGCGATATTCCTTCGGAACAACGTACCCGCCATAGCGTTCTGTGGTCGTCAGCTTGGCGGTTACGGACGCTCCGGAGACGGGGTTCCCGTCTTGGTCGTACAGTCTTACGGTTACGGGAACGGCTGGAATGCTCATTACCACAGCCTCCGGGGTGCGACTTGGAGATTCTTCGGCGCGAGACCGACGAGAGCTTTGCGACGGGCATTGGCCACCGCCTGCTCGAAAAGTTCGTGATTGACCTGTGCGCCTGCGGCGTCAAACCATTCTGAACCGGCCATGGACTTGAGTTGCGCCACCGCGCCCTTGGCGATGTCGTCTCCCCACTCCTCCATGATGATGTCAGGAAGACCGGTTGCCGACGTCGCAGGACGAAGCGCCACGTCAACGACGCCAGAGACTTGTCTTGGCGGTGTGTCTACGAGGATGATTTCGCTTGTCGTGGCTGTGTAGTGAACGTCTGGAACCTTTTCGACGCCTTCTAGTTTGAAGCTGATCACCTTGCACACGATGGCCCCGCGAGGAACATCCATCTCGGCGATGGAAATGCCTTCAGGGAAAACCAGCGTATCCAGTGTTTCGCGCCAGAAAAGCGACCGTTCACAAAACGCCTTGGCGGCTGACTTGATTTCGTTGGTGGCAACGATTTTGGGCACGTTCCGCACGATCGGCAAAACGTATGGCAAGAGTGTGTCCCATGTGGTGGTCGCCATTTACGCCCCCTGCTGCGCAATCTGAACCGGGAAGAACAGGTCGCTTTTCAGCTTTACGCCAAGCGCCTGATAGAACGCCGTCATGTGGTGCTGTGCGCGGCCCATGTTGCTGCTGCTATTATCACCGGAAAAGATTTCGTACAACATCCAGTGCATCATGGGGCCTGCGAACGTGTCAGGGATGGTGAAAGCGTCAGTGCTTGCGGAGATTGGCGTCGGCTCTGCGCTATACGTTACCTCAACCCACACCGGCGTTGTAGGATGAACAGCAGGGTAAACCCAATACACCATTGGGTTAAGCTTGAAATCGTAGGCGTAGTTGTCAACAGCAACGCCAGGAGTGCTCCAATCGTATGCCGACATGGCGTCGCGTGCGGCTATGAAAATCGGATCGCCGGGTGTCGCGCCGTCGCTGCCAAGGTTCTGGATGACCTCTATCAGCGAAAGGGCCTTCCTCGTGCTTTGATGCGTCGCCGGGATCGGGATCAACTGGCGGACACCGGGTTGCAGCTTCACCTTTTCCGTAACCGCCGTTGAGTCAGGCCGGTTAAGCGCGATCTGCCGAAGGCCGTTGTTGAAAATGTCCACCAGCGAAATACGCTCTGCGGTCTTTTCCCATGGCCAGCGCTTCGCCAGTCCTGGTTCAAGGTCTGCCAGCTTGCCGCTTACAAGCAGGAATATGTCTTTTGCCTGCATCAGTTCACCCACCCTTGAGAGCCAAATCTCTTGCGAACGGTATTGAATCTTTTCTTGCCGGAGGCGCTTGCCGCTCGCGCTGCGATGGCCGCAGCGCTGATGCTTGATGCTCCTCCGGGGTTGCGGGCCTGATACGTGTACGAGTGGCTGACTTCTGGCGCAACGTCACCGTCTGTGATGGACGTTTGCGTCGTCCACGAACGCACCTCCACTCCATCACGAAGAAAGCGATATTCTACGGCGTTCGCCACAGCAGGCGCAGCCAGATTCACGCCGGATGACGATCCGGACGCACCAAGCGCCCCCGGCGAGCCCACGGGCCAGCGCCCGTATACGTTGTCGTCGATGACGGACAATTGCCCCGCCAGCAGGACGCCAAACGCACGAGACGCGGCGTACTGGTCAGCGAGCCAGTCGCTTATCTCGACGACGAAGAACGCACCGGGCGGCGTTCCCCCTGCCTTGACGGAGAAATAGGAGTTCGGCTGCAACGCCGTCGCGGACGAACTGCGCTCAAGCCCCGGCTGCTGCGCAGCAACCGCGAGTTGGTATTCCTGCTCCACGCTCCAGTTGGCCGCTACCCCGTTCCAGCCGTACACCGAATGGCTGTATCCGTGCTGGTAGTGCCCGTGAAAGTCGAGCATGACGTCGGGTCGTCCACCAGCGCACCGCGCAACGATATCTGCACGCACCTGCTGCACGACCGACAGCACCGGCGTGTCAGTCCAGTCACGCGCCGGGTCGGGAATGGGATTCGCCGTGTCGAACGAGCCACGAAAAGCCCTGCCAGCCCGCCCCTGCGGGTTGACGCACGGATAACAGAACACGGTGTAGCGAGCGAGGAATGCCGGAGACGCCAGCAGCGTCTCGACGAACGACTGCATGACCTGCGTTCCATGGTCTTCGCACGGGTGGACGCCGGACGTGATGACCATTTGCGCAGGCCCATACCCGAACTGAAAACCGAGTATTTCGCGCTCCGGCAGCACCCTGCCCGTCTCGTCCATGGTGGCCGGGGCCGTCCCCATGACGAAGTTGGTCTTGCCGGTGAGGTTGGTGATGCCCTGAAGGCCGTCCACCCACGTGCGCAGCATGGAAGGCGTGCAGAATGGCCGGTAAGCGACGTACACCACGTCAGACGTGAACGCTTCGGAGAACTGGAAGCTCACCGTGGGGTCGGTGTAGCTGAACGAGGGGGCGTACACCCACGACGCGGGGTCGTTTGGCGTGTAGGAATAGCACGGAACCCACCCGGCCTTGGGGCCGGTGGTCATGCTCATGACCTTGCCTACCCAGTCCGTCCACAACAAGGAGAAAGTCGGCCTCTTGCCTAGCATCTTGTCGATGCGGACGCCGAAATACCACCACGCCTCGGTGAGGGTCGTGGAGTAGTTGGTCGACTGCTTGCGGGGAACGAGGCTGATAGCGTAATCGCCGACGACCCGGGTAACAGACGATGCCCCGGCGTTGATGTTTCCCCCTTCAAAATCGCCGGAGAGCGAGGGCAGAGTCGAGTCCGTGACCGTGATGTAGCCGGTGCGCGTGTAAGTGGCCGCCCCGCCGTTGATGGTCAGGGTGACGTTGTACGTGCCGGGGTCGGTGTAGACGTGGGCGGGGTTCTGCTGCGTGCTGGTCTGCCCGTCGCCGAACTGCCACGACCACGATGTCGCGCCGATGCTGGTGTCGGTAAACGCTACGGTCAGGTCATCCGGGCCGTACAGAGGCGTAGCCGTGAATCCAGCGGACACCTGCGGGCCGTTGGGGGCCGTGTCGCCATTCGTGCCGACGCCCACATAGTCGATGTGTATCGTCGAGTTGGTGTAGTAGCCAAAAACACCCACACCACCTGCGGAAGCAAGGCCCGCGTCCGTAACTTCGAGCTGCCACGTGGTAGGCTCTTCTTGACCATCGTTCCATGCGCGGACGCGCAACGTGGAGCCATTGACCCTATACCGGACGTAATACCATCTCGTAGTGTCGTGGTGGTTGAGGCCGGATACGGTGGCAGTCGGGGAAAGCGTCGTCGACGAGGTGTCGTACTTGAGGACGGTGAAAACGTCGGTGTACGACAGTTGCAGGACGTATCCCTTGAGGCTCGCGCCGCTGTTCTGCTGGCGCACGATGAGCGGATTCCTGTTGCCTGTCTGTACAACCGGAGTCCGGGCGCGGATGAGCACCTCGGTATTGGCGTCTGTGCCAACCAAGTCCCATATAGCCGTGCGTCGGGCATTGGTTCCGGGAGCAAGCTTGAGCGCCTTGCCGCCGCCAGCGGATGCGTCCGCGACGACAGCCAACTCTCCAGCGAGCCACCCGTTGCTCGTCCATCCGGCAGGCGCAGCGTCGAGGGTGTCTTCGGAAAAATCAGTCCAATACAAGGACATCGTTCACCTCCCTCTGGCGCTGGCGAAGGCCGTCGCTACGCAGGCGCTCGTATTCTACATTCTTCACGCCCAATGTACGCAAAGCCCTGGTTACGGCATCTTTCCACTCATGCCGCCAGCGACCACCGCCACCGCAGATGTAGGCCCGGTCACCACGAAGGCAGACCGTCGCCACGAAATCGTAGGGGTCTCCGTATTTCTCGTGGCTGTCGCCGCACCGCAGGGTGCAGACCGTTGGCGTGATTGTCGCGCCCATCACTTCACGCGCATGTGGATGGTTGCTGTGACGTCGGTTGTGGCGGCTGACAGCTTCAGCCGGAAGGCGTCACACACGGGCACGTCAAACAGCTTGAACTTGCGTCCAGCCGCCATGGCAGAGATGATGGCTGCTACGCCCTCCGGGGGGTCAAAGCTGGCTCCGCCATCGTTGGAACATTCAAGCTCAACCGTCAGGCTGCCGCCAGTGGTCGAAACCTGCATGGAAAAAAAGCCCTCTTCCCCCGTCACATCCATGTTGATGTATTTGGGCGTGCTCACAGGCACAACAACGCCAACGAAAGAATAGGTCTTTGCTTCCATTGCAGGCTTCTCCTTCACTGTCGCCAGCTAGTCGCTGATGACCTTGACGTTGTAGCGAGGGACTTCGCGGACGCTGCCGGTCAGCTTGCCGTTGGCGTCGGTCTCGAACTCGGTGACGACGGCGAGGTCGAGGCACGCCTTCACGACGGACGGCACTTCGACTTCGGTGTCGCGCTTGATGAGGAAGGCGCGACCGTCTGCGCCGACGAACACGTCGTCCTTGCCGCCTGGGCCGCTGTCGGACGAGATGAGAATCTTGATGCGGCCGTCGGCGTTGCCTGCCTTGGAGGCCTTGCCCTTGGCGGCCTTGGAGTCTTCGGTCTTGATTTCGTCGGTCTTGGTTTCTTCAACCTGCGACATGATGCCACTCCTTGGAGATGTTTGAATGTGGGGGGCGAGTTGCCCCCCACGAGAGATGTTACGCGGTGACAGCGACTTCGAGACGGTACATCCACGCATCGTTCAGGATGACAGTGGCGTTGTACGTCTTCCACGAGCAGGAACCGCGCTGACCGAGCGGATCGCCGCCACGGGGCACGTTGGGGTTGAGCACCATCGGAACGACGGCGTTCTTGCCCTTGAAGGGGATGGTCGCAACGGCGTCACGGGCAAGGTAGATGACGGGGTAGACGTCGGCCTTCGTACCGGTCGTCGACAGCATCGTGCCCTTGTCGCCGCCAGCGTCGGCCCACGGCTTGAGAACGGTGGTGGCGATGTAGCGGACACCTTCGACCTTGCCAACTTCGCCCTCGAAGATGGCGCCGTAGTTGCCGTACTTCTCGACGGGCACGAACCCGGCCATGTCGTAGATGTCGTTGATGCAGTCGGTGTGGCACAGGGCGATGTAGGCGGGGGCCACGGGTTCGGTTCCGTAGCTTGGCGTCGACTTGATGACTTGCGTGAACTGGCGGGCGTTCTGCTTCTTCAGTTCGCGGATCACCTGCCGCTGAAGCGTCGTGGTGATCTTGGTGTTGACTGCGTTGCGAGCGCCGCCGTTGGCCCACTTGACGGACGTACCGGCCTTGATGACGTTGAAGCGCAGGGTTTCTAGAGTTTCGGCGGCCTGCTCGCCAAGGAGGCCCATGGTCTCCTGAAGAACAGGGTCGTCGTGTGTGTCAGCGATGACGTCGGAGATTTCCACCCAGTCGCCATACTGCTGAAGGGTAACGGGCACGTCGGTCTTGGTCAGGGTCTTGCCGGTGGGGGTGACGCCTTCGGTCAGCGGCGTGGTCGCCAGCGCGAGACTGTTGTACCGGCGGAAGATCATCTGCTTGGTCGAGTTGGACGGCAGGGGCTTGGCCTGACAGAACTTCTCGATCACGAGGAGAGGGGTGGCGCGGGTGAGCAGCTCCTTCGCTGCAACGCCTGCAACCTTCGGGGAAATGTCGCCGTAGGTAACGGTCGCCATGGTGGATTACCTTCCTTTCTGGTCTGGCACCATGTCCCAACCGGCATCGAAAGAGTCTTTCGGCCCGGTCTGGCGGGGCATGGGCGACGGTCTGGCCGGAACTGCGGCGGCGGCGGCGGCACGCGGATCGCGCTGCGTCTGTTGGCGTGTGGCCTGTCCGCCCTGTTGCGTTTCCGACTTGTACTTGTCGAGAAGGGCCACGATTTCAGCCGGGGTTCCCTGCTCGATAACTTTGACCAACTTGACGGCTTCGCTGTAAGGCTTCGATTCCACCCACGTGGAGACGCCAGCCATGTAGGTCTGGTGCTCCGGCGTGCCGTAGACCGCCACGAAATCGGGATGCTTCGCCCCGATCTCGGAGAAGAACGCACGCTGTGCCTGTTCCTGCGCCGTCAGGCGCTGGTGGCTTTCAACGGTGGCGATCTTCGCCTCAAGCTCCCGCCGCGTGAGGAGAACTTCGGCCTTTTCCTCGACGTACTCCCGACCGTACTCCGCCAGTGCAGAGCGAAGGCGTTTCGCTTCTGGCGTGTCCTCGGTGAGAAGGGCCGCAACTCGCGGGTTCTCCTTGGACAGCGAATCGAAATCATCCTTGATCTCGTCGGGTATTTCCGCCGCTTTCGTTGAGGCCGGAGCCGCCTGCTGCGGTTGCGCCGTCTGACGGCTTGCAAGCTGTTCAAGCTGTGCAAGGCGATCTTCAAGGCGCTTCCGCTCTTCGCGTTCCTTCTGCAACCTGCCAAGCATGGAGTCGTAGCCGTGGGCCTTCTTGCGAAGCTCTTCGTCTTCGCTTGCGGCCGGTGCTTGTTCGCCACCCTGCGGGGCCTGTTCGGGCGCAGGCTGTGCGTCTTCGGTCTCGAACTCGTCGCCATTGTCGTTGGCGGCAGGCTGCCCTTCGTCGTTTTCGGCGGCGGCGGGCTGTGCCGGGGCGTCGCCGTTGGACTGCTCGTCGGGAGCGGGCGCGTAGTCTTCAAACGCTGCGCCGAACCCGCCGTCGTCCATGATGTCCTTTCCTTCCATGATGTCCTTTCCTTCGCGGGCGGTATTCCGGGGCCGCTTGGGGTTGGTCAGTTATCGTCTGCCGGGGTGCGCTGCCCCGCAAACGCTTTGGGCGATCTCAAGCAGATCACGGCACGCCGCTATCTGCCCTTGTATGTGGCGCACCTTGGCGAGCGGTGCCCGCTCAAGGTCGTCTCTGTGTGCTCGCAGCATGGCTTCGAGGTACTCGCGCAGCGCCATAGCGGTGCTTGTGTTGAGTGACCGTGCGAGCGTTGCGCTATTCGTCGTCGTCAAAGCCGTCTCCGAACTCTTCGTCGGCGTTGCTGCGGGCCTTGGAAAGGCCAATCTGCGAAAACTGCAAATCAAGAGCCGGTCGGACTTCTTCGTCCGTGCGATACTCGCTCACGCCGGACACCACGACACGCGCTTGCATGTTCATGACGTCGCCGGGAGACAGCTTGCGCACATCGACGCCAAGCTGGTTGAGAACGTCGCCATGAAGGTAGATGGTGGGAAGATGATCGCAACAAGCCGCGATGGACTTCTCCTCTTTTGCTTCCTCGCTCTTCTTCTTCAGCTTAATCATCTTCATGACTGTTGTCCTTCGCCCTGCTGCTGTTGAGGCGTTGCGCCGAGCTTCGCAACTATAGAGCTAAAAGCAGACTGTGCGTCAATCCCCTGCGCAAGTGCCTGCTCCATGAGGCTTTGCACCAAGGCGTCAGTCTGCGCTTTGGCCTGCATCTGCATCTGTTCCTGCTGGTACTGCTGGTATTCCTGCGGCGTGCGGATCAGGTGCGTCGGCATGTCAACGTCACGGAAGAAGGATTCAAGCAGTTCGTCGTCCTTCACCCGGCCCTGATAGCGTGGGTCTGCCGTGATCCCGAACACGGTCTGGTACTGCTGCGCTCGGACTTCCTTGGCGATCAGCGACGTGCTGCCGGTGGCCTTCACATCGTAGTCGCCTTTGACTGCTTGGTTTTCAGACCACTGCATGTTCCACCGGTACATCGCCGTGATGAATGGCGTGGTCACGTTGTCGTCGAACTGCTTCACCATATCCTTGAGCGGAATGGATGCTGCGCCCATGAGCATGGACAATCCGCCCATGGTAGAGCCTGCTCCGGACACCCTTTCATCGCCATGCATGTAACGTGGCGTTGTCACTTCGTCAGTGAAGTTTTGGAACATCTGAAGCAGGTTCAGCAGGTCAGCGGTGTGCATCGGCAAGTCCCACACGTGCATAGCCTGTTGCAGGTCTTCGGACGACTTGAATAGCCACACTCTCCACGGGAAAACTTGCGTTGGGTCTTCGCCTTCCGCCAGTGCGCGGGTATTGATGCCGATTTGCGGGCCGGATGCGATGGCTGCGTTGTCGATGAGGAGACGCGCAGAGGCGTTGACGCCGTGCTGACAGTCGCGCATGGCTGACGGTACGCCCTCGCCAAAGAAAGACGATTCGTCCTTGTGGTAGTAGAAGAAGTAGTAGGGCAGGTCGATGCCGTCCAGCGGGTTTAGGACGGCCTTGATCACCTTGTCTCCGAGCAGCCACAGGTTGCTGCTGAACACCTGACCATACTGCTCTTCGGCCACCTCGACGCCAGCGTCGGCAAGCTCCTGCCCGGTGAGGTAGCCCCACCGCTCAAGAACGCGGAATCGCCCCTTGAGATCAAGCGTCGTGCTCCCGTCTTCGGACAGAGACCGTATCTGCGTCTCGTAGTCACGTGGCTGCGCGTCACCGTCCTTGTGCGCGACGATGTATTCGCGGATGACAGCGCCATTGAAGTAGGATTGCGCTAGCAGACCCTGCAAGTCCTTGGCGGTCATGAGGTGTTCCTGCCAAACGTAGCGCAGCTGCTGCTTGTTGACGGCGCTCATGTCCGGGAATATCTGCCACACGGGAACCCACTCGTAGTACGGCCACAGGCCGTCAGAGACGTCTTGCATCTCCCACTTGCCCGTCTGCGGGTTCGGCTTGTACGCCTTGCGGGTGCGCTCTTCGACGAGTGGCCCCTTCAGGACGCCAGTGCCATAGCGCACCGCCTGCGCCACCATGCTGTCGCAGCTTTGCCGGTAGCTCATGCGCCCCGGAAGCTCGACAAGCTGATCGTCGATCGCCGTGATCATCGCCTCGCACGCGGCCAGTGCCAGTTCCTGTTCGAGGCGTTCCATGTCTACCGTCGCGGGGTCTTTGCCGGACGCCGTGAGCATGTTCAGGGCGTTCTGCACGGTCGCCTCGAAGACCTTGGCGTCAGGCGTGGGCTGCAAGTCCCAGTTGCGCTGACCATTGGCCGGGAAAAGCAAGTCCATGAGCCGGGACTTGATGGCGTCGCACTTGATCTTCGTCAGGCGCAGGAACAGCTTCGAGCGCTTCGGGTCAATACCTTGAAGCACTTCGGGATCATAGCGCCCCTTGTACTGGCGCAGCGACTTGATCCACTCGTCTTCATACGGCTTGCGCAGGCGTGCGGACTCTTCGTATTCGCCACGCAACTGCTGGCCAAGGGCGTCTGCCGGTGAGTAGTCGTCTGCGGAGGCCGCTTCTGTCTGCTGTTGATATTCCATCATTGCGCACCCCCGTCGCGTCTGTCGTGCCCGTGGCAGTCAATGTCTCTGCAATACAAGATCAGCACCTTTCGCGTGTACCACGCCACAATGCCGAGGTAGGATGTTTCGACAAACGACCAAAGGTAGTCCATCCATCCTATGAGAGAGCCTGAGTCGCGCACGTACCAGAGGCATTGCGCCGCGATGTAGACTGCCGTCATGAACACGATGAACCATGCGATGGACGATACGCTGGCCCGGTGAAGCGGGCAGATGTCGCACTCTTCGCGGTGCATCCCCACCAAGACAAGAATGGCGTACCATGCCGCCATGATGGCAGTGCACGCCGGTATCGCATACATGATGATTGGCATATTACATTCCCCCGACCGCCACGACGCCCCATAGCGCACGCACGAACAGCAGGCAGATGCCGCCGCCGAACGTTATGCCGAACCATCGCACCAGAGACAGGAGGCTTTTGAGGCTTTCGGTGTTGGACTGCGCCACACCTTCAGCCCGTGTTATCCGCGTCGAAAGGCTGTCCATGGCCGTTTCGATGTCTTCGATGCGCTTTACACGCTCCGGACAGCGTTCAAGGCGGGCTTCAAGCGTCGCCACGCGCTGGTAGATTGCAGCAGCTTCTGCGTCGGTCATTCGCGTGCCATCCGCTCAAGAGTTTCAATGTAGAGTAGCAATTCTGCTGTGTCAGAGCCGTTGATGCAGATACCGCCGTCAGCGTTCTTCGTGCTGCTCTCCAGCACCGGGGCCGGTGGGAGTACCGCGTGTCTGGTCTTTGAAGCGCCGCATCCACTCGCCAGCAGGATCGTCAAGCACAGCATCACGACGGCTGCGGTCAGCAGCGTCGCGCTCTTCTTGAGCACGGCGCTGCCACCACTCCGCCAAGGCTGTGAGGATCGCGCCCAAGCCAGCGAGGAAGGCCTTGAGCGCACCCACACTACTTGACCGCCTTGCTGGCCTTGATGCGTCCGTAGATGGAAATCAGGCCGCCAATGATGCCAGCGATGCCGGTAGCCGCCAGAACGATCTGTTCCTGATCGGCCGGAGCAACCGTGAAGCCGAACACGCCAGCGACGCCAGCGCCTACGGCAACGATGCCGCCCCATACGGCCTTGCTGGCGTACCACGCCTTGCTTTCGTCCATTTTGATCACCTCCCTTACGGTTTGAACAACCAGAGCACGAACGCCAGAAGAACCGCAGGTTCCACGGCGTAGGCCGCTATCGCCCTGATGCGATCCGCCAACGTGATGCGAATCACAGGTCGACCCTCTTGAGCCAGCCGCGCATGAACTGGCGCTGCGAGGCGTTGCCTGCGGCCTGATCCATGTAGTGTGCGCCCTGCGCGGTGTTGAGCATCTTCACGAGGTGAAGCTCGTCACCGTTGGCGCAAAGAGCAAGCACGGCGGAAAGCGTCTTGCCGCCGAAGCGTCCATCGACAACGAGGTCAGTGAAAAAAGCCCGCCCCTTGCTCTTGTCGTAGTTGAGCGCGTTGCAGGCCTTTTGCAGGTCACGAACCACACCGCCACGGTTGACGGTCTGCTCGTATATCTCGGTTGCGAGGGTTTGCGGCATGTCGTCGAGCGAGTACCTGTCCCAAAACTCTACCTTGTAGAACTCTCTGACGTACCGGCTCAACTGCTCGCTATTGGCGAGGTTGCGCGGAAATGATGTGCTGGACTTCGCGGCATCCACCAAGTCCCAACCGATCCACGACGGATGAAACTTGCGGGCGATCCCCTTGTAGGTCTCGCCGCCTCGGTCTGCCGGGTGATTGCTGTAACCGCCCTCGAACCCCGCCAGTACAGAATGTGCGCTATCGAAATCTGCCATGCCAGTTTGCATAGCAGCTTTTCCACACTCCGCAACCCCCCGTGTATCTTCTCAATAACCCGTCATTTGGTCGCCGGTGTAGCGATTCGACATTGGCAGGTTGTCCGGCGGACGCAGGTCAATCTCCGCCAGCGCATACAAAAGGGCTGCGGGGCCGGGGAACTCTTCGAGCCGCCGATGGTGGTTGTCTGTGCTCTTGGCGAGTGCAACGCACTGGTCGCGGATGATCGAGGCGTCACCGAAATGGATGGTCTTCTCGGTGCGCACGCGACGTTCAAGCAACCGCAGGTAGTAGCGCAGGCTCTCTTGCCTGTCCCATTGTGGCGGGCTGTATGCCGATATGGTGGGCCGACGAAGCCTCGCCAGATCGTCGTTGTACTGGTGCAGCAACTCCATGTAGAGGCTTTCACGCGGCGTGATCCAGTCCACGACATAGATGTCAGTCTGGCAGGCATGCACCCACTTCAGCATGGTGTTGATGTCCGGCGAGACGAACTCCTCAAGCCTGGACACCTTCTGCCGCTGTGTTTCGAAATCGGGATTATACGACTCGGCGAGCACCACGCAAGCGCCGTCGTCGGAGCCGAATGGCCATGCGATGCCGCCAACGAGACGACGGTACTTGACGCCAGTTCGCTGGTCTTCGTAGTACCGCCGCCCGTTGAACTGGTCTTTGCGCACCTTCAGGACGGTACGCGGCATCATTTCTTGCCGCCTCCTGACAGCACGATGTCTCCGCTGCCCGGTGCCCAGTCGATGATCAGGACGTGGCTCTGTGTGAGCACGTCCGCCGATGCGTCGTCGGGATAGATTCCACGGTACACAACACAGTCGATTCCGGCCTGAACCAACAGCTTGGCGCAGGTCACGCACGGCGAAACGGTGACGTAGGCCGTAGCGCCTTCGGTTGGCACTCCGTATCTGGCACACTGGCTGATCGCGTTGGCCTCGGCGTGTGAGGCGCGGCAGATGTCGAGACGCTGCCCCGACGGTATGCCCTCATGCTGCCTGATGCACCCGGTAACGTCGCAGTGCGGAGCGCCGGATGGTGCGCCATTGTACCCGGTGGCGATGACGCGCTTTTCCTTTACGAGCACGCACCCGACCTTCCGGCGCAGGCACGTGGAACGCGATGCCACCTGTTCCGCCATGTCGAGGAAGTAATCGTTCCAGTGCTGCCTATCCATCATGACCAGTCCCATCCTGTCGTTAGGTTGTTCGCAATCCCGCAGCGGTAACGCAGGCAGTCGCCAACGTGGTCTTCGCTGCCGGTGTCAACATCGTCCGGCTTGTTCTCGTCGCGTGGCAGCACGGGCACAGTCCGTATGAACTGCTGGCAGTTGTCGAAGACGAACAGCCCCGGCGATTCCATCGGTTCTGACATGCCAGCCTTCAGGCGCTGGCGGATCGCCTCCCACCCAAGGATGCGCGATCCGGGGCGCTTGTCCGCAGGAACCCACACTACGCCCTCTGCGGCCATGTCTGCGGCCACTGACGAACCGTTGTACTCCGAGAATATGGCGGAGTCGGCAGGGCCGGGAAGTGCCTTCAGCTTCATGTCTGCTTCGCGCTCAACGATGCCACGGGCTATCTCCCTGTTCGTGAGCTTGAGGCCAGTGTCCGGCATGCCGTTCCAGCCGTACCACTCCGCCACGACAACGAGCGTGCCGCGTGGCCAGTACCTGCCCGCAGGGTGCTGCACACCGTCTGCCTCGGCGAACCACAGCACGGAAAACGGCTTGCTGCTGCCCCAGTCAAACGCACGATCGACGACCCACCCGTCTGGTATCTTGAACGGCTTGATCACATGCGTGTCACGCCGCCACACGTCGTCGAACATGCCGCCGCTCACGATGTCCCAGTCGCCATCCTTCATGGCCCTGACAAGCTCCGGCGATCCAAGGCCCGCCAGTCTGTCGATGTACAGTGGGTCAGTCTCCGCCAGTGTCGGGTTGTCTGACAGCTTTGCCGGGATGTACTGGCGCAGCATGCCGCCCTCCGAAACAGGCATGCGCCTGATCTCCATGGGCTTGCAGCCGTCGATGAAGGCGGCCTTCACCCAGTTGTGCCCGACGCCTCCGGGGTTGCTGCCCGCCACAATACGTGGGAACCTCCCGCGCCACCTGTCAGGGACGCGAAGCCCGCCAAGGCGCACGCGACCACGCAGGTAAGAATAAATCGAGGCCGAGAAGTGGGTAAGCTCGTCGATCATCAGGACATGGAACTCCGGCCCCTGATACTTGTACTTGTCCTTCTCGTGCTGGCAGTGGCACAGGAAAATCTTGCTCCCGTTCCAGAACCTGATGTCGTTGTCGCTCAGGTTGAACCGCACCAGCTTGGCGTCCACCCATTCTGACAGCAGCGAGAGAAACCCGGTTGGCCCCTCCATGTGGTTTTTCACGAGGTCAGTGGACAGCCTCCGGAACAGATAGACCTGAAGGCCCGGGATGTCCGTGGCCCACGCAATGGCCGCCGTGCGCATGAGGTGAGACTTCCCACCTCCCGCAGCCCCGCCGTAAAGTATCTCTGTGGCAGGACTTACGAATGCTGCACTCTGCCGTGGGTGTAGTTCGAGGCGCATTCAGCCCTACACGTCTTCGTCGATAGTCTTGGGTGACACTCCATTCAGGACGACCTCAAGCGACGGGCCGCCCTTGGACTCGCCCTTACCGCCAACGTCGCCAATGGCGATCTGGTTGACGGTGGACGGCTGGCCAGCTGGCCGCGTCGTCTCCGAGTGCGCTTTCGCCAGCGTGAGCAGGTCACCGGGGTCGGTGCAGGCTTGGA